TGAAAATCTTCTAAATTAGTTAATCCCAATTTTTTTATCATTTTTTTACTAGTTGCCATTTTAGCTATTATACCAATATTGTCCTTTTTTTTCCAATAATCCGATGTTTTTATGCTTACTAAGCTGAAACCGGTCCAATTACCTAAATCACCCCCCACACTAAACCGCAATCTGTCTTCAATTATAAATTTTTGAGATTGGAACATGTGTTCACTCGAGGGATATATCAGTCCATCTAACTCTATGCCTTCATTTATTTTAGCAAAATTTGAAAGTTTATTAAATGGTTTTGCACAATTTGAATGAAATTTTATATGCATCGCATTTATATGGCCGTTTTAAATTATAAATAAATAAAATCAATTTTTTTTTCAACTATCTTATTTTGTATTGGAATTTACTACAATCTCTCCACTGGAAAAACAAGTAACATATTAAATGATTTACCCATAATTGGGATTAAATAAATTTTGAAATATTTAATCTCGATATAAAATTAAATATTTCCATATTATAATATAATAAATGCCACATCGAAATTTGAGTTCAACAAATTTAAAAAATTTTTCAAAAAAATTTAATAAAACACGTGCAAATAAGGTTTTCAAAAATATAAATACTAAAGGTGATTTTGAAAATTTGATAATCAAAGCGGACTATTTACAAAATAAAAAGCATACTTACAAGAATTATATTGAATCCAATACCAAAATCACAAACCAACATAATAGTGGTAGATGTTGGTTATTTGCCTTTTTAAATGTAATGAGAATACCAATGTCTAAAAAATATAATTTAATTGATTTTGAATTTAGTCAAAATTATTTATTTTTTTATGATAAATTGGAGAAAGCCAATTATTATTTTAATTTTATAATAGATAACAAAAACAAAAGTTTAGATGACTTGAAAATTATATATATGCTGGATAATTTAACAAATGATGGCGGGCAATGGAACATGTTTGTTAATTTAATTGAGAAATATGGTATAATTCCGAAATCAAATATGGACGACAATTTTCATAGTAAAAATAGCGATGCGCTATCAACATTTTACAATGATTTTTTGAGAACAGCAGCATATAAAATAAAAACGAGTAAAACCAAGGATATGTCAAAATTAAAAACTGATTTGCTATCAGAATGTTACAAGATTTTGGTGATATTTTTGGGAGAACCACCTAAAAAAATTACATGGGAATATTATAAAAAGACCAAACAAAAGAATATTTATAAAACGATAGAGGATATCACCCCATTGGAATTTTATAAAAAACACGTGCCATATGATGCATCGGATAAAGTATGTTTAATAAATTCTCCATGTAAATCAATGCCATTTTATAAATTATATAACGTTGAACTTGCATTTAACATCAATGATGGGAAGGGACAAAATTACATTAATGTTCCGATTGATATTATGGTTGATGCAGTTAAAAAATCAATAGATGGTTCCGAAGCTGTATGGGTGGGTATGGATACTGAAAAATTCATATCAACGAAACATGGGATACTTGACCCAAATGCTTTCAACTTCAAAGACATATTTGGTTTTGATAATGTAATGGATAAATGTGATTCTCTCAATTATAGAGTATCTTCCCCCAACCATGCTGTTATAATTAATGGATATAATTTGGAACAGGGCAAAACCAATGGTTTTAAAGTCGAGAATTCGTGGGGTGTGGAAAGTGGTTTCAAAGGAAATTATTTTATGCACATCGATTGGTTTAAAAATTACACATTTGAAGTAGTTGTAGATAAAAAGTTCGTAACCAATAAGGCCCGGTCGGTATTAGATAAGAAACCAACAATGCTTCCGTATTTCTCTCCATATGGAGCGTTATTGTTTAAATGAAACATATGATTGATAATAATTTATATATTTAATAAATTATTATCCAATAGATATTTTTGAATTGGACACCAAACAAATTTTGTTTATTATTAGTATTAGTGTTTTAATTACCAGATAATAAATCCCCCAATAAGTATCTAGAGAACTGTGGAATTGTTAAAAATAAATTCTCATGTGTTTGTGGCTCTACATAGCTTATTATATTTGTATTTGCCAAAATATTACGCCTACAACAAGGACAGGTTTGGTCTCTGACGATCCAATTTAATAGAGCGTCATAGTTGAAGATATGATTACAATTATTAAATACCCCTACAATATTGTCGTTTTCAAATTCTTCCTGTGTAATAGCACAAACTGTATCTATTGGATTAACTATATCACCATATTTCATTTTTCTAATATTATCATTTATTACAGTTGTTAAATTATTGATTGATAGTTGTCTATATCCATCATTGTTACTCGGTGGAATTGGTTCTATACTCAGAACCGGTTGTTCTTGTTCTATACTCGGAATCGGTTGTTCTTGTTCTATACTTGGAACCGGTAATTCTTGTTCTGGTATATTTGACACCGGTGATAGTGTTCGCGATGGCATATTAAGTCGTCTGCGTCGATTATTATTTACCGAGAAATAAACCATATCATTTGGTTGATTGTTATACGCGCGGTCCATACTATAAAACATATTTGCAACAATCTCATTACTACGATTTAAATTTGCTACATTATTATTAATAGTAGTAATAAATCCATTAAGGGTATTAACATACTGCTGATAATCAGTATTATTTTGCATATAATTATATATATTTTATATATGTGTTTAAATACAAACCATATAACTAATATAGATATGCCATTAGATTTAACAAAATATAAAGACAAAGGATTGACTGGTTTAGCCAATTTGGGTAATACTTGTTATATAAATTCATGCATGCAAATGTTATCGCATTGTTATGAATTTAATACTATGCTAGATAACATTGATTTTGACACATTAAATAAAACATCGGATAGCATTTTATTAATTGAATGGAATAATTTAAGAAAGTTAATGTGGTCCCAAAATTGTGTAGTTGCCCCACATAGGTATGTTAATACTGTTCAAAAATTATCAGCCAGTAAAAATATAGAATTATTTAGTGGTTTCGCGCAAAATGATTTACCAGAATTCTTGGTATTTATAGTCGATTGCTTCCATGATTCTCTAAAAAGAAAAGTAGAAATGAGTATATCAGGGACTTCGCGGAACGAAACTGATGATTTGGCAAAACAATGTTACTCAATGATTAAAAATATGTATTCGGAAACTTATTCCGAATTGTTAAACTTATTTTATGGGATAAATGTTTCACTGTTATATTCCGATGATAATAAAACACTCTTATCGTGTAAACCAGAACCGTTTTCATTAATTGATTTACCTATCCCCGAAAATATACACTCTTGTGACATTTATGACTGTTTAGATTCATATGTTCATCCAGAGAAACTTGAAGGTGATAATGCTTGGTATAATGAAAAAACGAAGCAAAAACAGAATGTTAATAAGTCTCTTAATTTCTGGAATTTTCCAGATGTTCTCATCATATCATTTAAACGATTTAATAACAATAACCAGAAGATTAACACTGTTATTACTAGCCCACTTACAAGTCTAGATTTAAGTAAATATGTAGTTGGCTACGATAAAGAGTCATATATATATGACTTATTTGGTGTATGTAATCACGTAGGCGGTTGTTCCGGTGGACATTACACCGCATTTGTAAAAAATGCCAACAATAAATGGTATCATTTTAATGATACTAATGTATCAGATATTAATCCATCAAAAATAATTAATAATTGTGGATATTGTTATTTTTACAAAAAAGTTTCAACGTAATATTTTTAAATTATATAAAATAATTTAACCATTATTTTATATAATATTCATTTATATATAATAATATGAATTTTTTTAATAATATAACACAAGATTTCTATGATAATATAAATAATATAGGGTCAAATCCATTTGTTTTAGTTGTATTAATTTTTATTATAGTAATGTACTACGGTATTTTTTCACTATTAGGCAATTCATCTGAAACTTCAAGTGGGTTTGTATTAATGGAAGCCATCTTATGGGGTCTATTAATTTTATTGATTTTTATAAATGGTCTGGCATATTTTTTTAATATCAATCTAGTCACCGAAATCAAAAATTTATTTGATGAAAATCCAGAAATTCAAATTACGTCTATACCAGAAACTGAAGTATTAGATGATATCGGCAAAGGAGATAAACAACCCAATATCGAATCGAAAACAAAAGAAGTTTATCACGTTCCAGGAAACAAATTCACATATCACGATGCTAAAGCAGTTTGTAACGCGTTTGATGGTGAATTAGCGAGTTATGATGAATTAAAACATGCACATAAACAAGGTGCGAGTTGGTGTAGCTATGGATGGACTAAAGACCAACTTGGATTATATCCAACAAGTCAAAGCACATGGGATAAATTACAAGGCAGCGACGAGAATAAATATTCTTGTGGATTACCAGGTATAAACGGGGGGTATGTATCAAATCCCCACGTCAAATTAGGCAGTAATTGTTATGGATACAAACCTAAAATAAGTGATTTGGAAAGTTCTTTATTGAAACAAAAAAATATCAACCCGAAAACCGAAAAAGAAAGATTATTTGATATGCGAGTAGATTATTGGAAAAATAGAGTAGGAAATATTTTGATTTCTCCATTCAATAATGATAACTGGTTTAGAGTTCCATCTGTTTAGTGGGGGGTCTCCCAATATCGATTATTTTTAATCTGAGATAACCCAACCACATGGAAAAACAGGACAACAACACAGCCCAAACGCAGCAAATGAATTCAACAAAACAAATGTTCTAAACTACTCGGCAAGATCAAGTATATTCATATACAATTTTTTATTATGTAATAAAAAATTGTAGCATGCACGGAAATTCTTTGCATTTCATCTGTTTAAAAAATAACTCACGCCAGAATATCTAAATACAAATACTTAATATTAACTGCAATTCTCTCTATTGTATCAATATCTACTTCTTTAAGATAACTGGGTAAATGTTTAATTGACTCTCCGAAAACATATACGCGTCAAGTTACCAGTGGTAATAAAAATAATAATTTAAACATAATATTGCTCGCAGTAGACTTAATTATTTTTTTAGGTATAGTATAAATTATATTTGGTTATAGTTTAACTCCCTAAACTAGGAAACATGTTTTATTTTTTTACTTTTATTTTTTTTACTTGTTTTTTGTATTTTTTTAGATTTATTTTTGTAGATTTTTTTATATTTGCTAGATTTGTTTTTAATAGAGTGTAATTTTTTCTTTCTACTTGAATTATTATTTGTTTCATCTACCGCGGTAAAAAATTTGTCGAACAGTTGACCTGGTACTACCTTATCTCCTGGCTCAATATTACTTGTAGTTTTTGAATTATATTTTATTATTTCGGGTTCATTAATATTAAACCCTGGAAAAATACCCAAATCTTTATGGTTTTTTATATCTATGTTTAATTCACTTAATAATTTAAACATTTATTATTATAATATCCTAATATTATTTATATATTCTTTTACTCTTTATTCTGTTTTATTATACATTCTCTTTATAGATGAGACATTTGTAAATGTCCTATTTTTTTTTATAAATTCGATAAGTTCTTCGGCTTTATTATCATCGTCAAAATATTCATTGAAGCAATTTAATAAAAATTTATAACCCATAATATTTGCTTGACGCGTTTCAACAAACCGCAAATTACCATCGCTAATTTTAATTACTGGGTTTTTTATATTATCAGCGGCTAAATGACTCATTATTGAGTTACTCAATCCATTTTTTATATCTCTAATTTGTTTTACTTGCTCATTTGCTTTTTTGTGTTGATTATCCAGAATCACCCATTTTTTTATATCCTCTTTCAGGTTCATTTATATATTTATTATTAATAAATTATTTAAATAATTTATTTAAATTATTTAAATAAATTATTTTATTTTATGTATTTATGGGTTCGAGGTCTTACGCTCTGGAGAGATTACGAATGCTTCTCTTTTTGTAAGCGCCAGAGAATCTGCGGCTGGGTTTACGCTTCTGTGTCTTTTTGCCGGAACCATTGGCCGCATGTCTACGCGATTGCCTCTTCTTTAATAATTGGTTGGCCAATAAGAGACTGGCGGGAACCATATTTGCGGTGGTGAAAAGGCCACCCATACCACCCCTTGAGCGGGATCTGCCATTATTGGCTCTCTTGGATTTGTGGGATTTGCGACGTCCACCGTTCTGCAGGTTGCTCATTGCTAAAGTCATATTATTTTATAATATATACTTAGATAATAATTTTTGTCAGAAATCAACAATTAATAATTTGCCCAATTTATTATTATAACGAATTAATAATATTAATACTCCTAAATGTAATAAAAAGCTGGTTAATATAAAAAATACAAAAAAAAATAAATAAATTGATATTTCTTTAAATATAGAGTCTGTAATCGGTTTTATAAAACACCGCGACTCTTCCCTAAATTCTTGAGAATTTAATGTTTTTAAACATTGCTCTAAAACTATGTTTTTTTTCATTTTCTACATTAATATGTATAATTTATTTAATTAATTATTGCGTGTTATTTTATTCTATAATTTATAATTATATCATAATTATTAATTATGAATAACAATACAATATACGAATTAGATAAACCATTCGAATTTACAATATTAAATTTAGGTAATCCTACACTTATTAATAATAACAACTATTCCTGTAAAATAAGCCATGGTAAAACTGATAAAAATGTGTATATACAACTACCTAAATGCTCTACTAAACAAGGTATCGTTAAAACTTCATCTAAAACATATACTGATCTAAACTTTTGTATGTCGAACAAAAAAACAATGGATTTTTTTGAAAATTTGGAAAAACATTGTGTCGAGCAGATTTATATTAACCGCGAAGCTTGGCTAGCTGATGCTGATAATTTACAAAAAAATGATATAGATTATTTGATGCAATCCACAACGAGACCATTTAAACATGGCAAGAGTTTTTTGCTTAAAGTGCATATCAATCCTGATAAACTTAGAATTTATGACGAAAATGAAAATAAAATAGATATAAATAACATAAACGAGTCTTGTGAATTTATTCCACTTGTAAATATTAACAGTGTAAAATTCTCCACCAAGAACTTCAATATAGATATTATATTAACCCAAATGATGGTTATATTACCATCTGATGATTTTGAAAAACAAGTACTTATTAAATTTGATAGTAAAAAACACCCATCAAATATAGATCAATTATCGATATTAGAACCGAAGAAATCGCGTAATTTTGAAGATATCCAAGAAACTACCACCGCGCTTACTGATTATGAAGTTGAATGTGATACCAATATAGATGATTTCACCCTGGAAACTCATTCTCGGGATGATAATAATGGTAGTAACGATAATAATGGTAGTAATAACAATGATAATAATGATGATAATGATGATGATAATGATGATGATAATGATGATTACGATGATGATGATGATGATGATGATGAAGCAGATGGCAAGGATACATTAATAATTCAAGACGTAGTTGAAGCGAATATTCCCATCACAGTTTTAGAATCAAAATACCAACCTATAATTGAACCTATAATTGAACCTACAATTGAACCTATAATTGAACCTATAATTGAACCTGTAACTGACCCCGTATTTGAAGCCAATAAATTATTATCCGAGCAAAATTCAAAACCAATTGTTCCAACATCTAAACCAATAGAAGAATCGGGTAATTGTAATTTGGAATTGACAGGGGATTTAGAAACAATCGATCTTTTAAATATTTCTGAAACTACCGACAAATCTGTCGAATTGAAATCTCATGACGAAATCTATTTAGAGATTTATAATACCGCAAAACAAAAAGCAAGGGAGATTAGAAAAAATGCTATTGTCGCATTCTTAAACGCAAAAAACATAAAAAAACAATATAATTTAGACGAAATGGATATTAGTAGTAGTGACGATGAGGAGGATTTTATGAATTTTCATAAGTAATTTATCAAAATGGTGGGGTGTGGATATTTATTTACTAGTCGTTTAGTTATTTATATGTTTAGACGTTTAGATGTTTGTATTTTAAAAATAATAACATATTTATGAAAAATATTTTATTATATATTTTATATAAATGGTTGGCTCACTCAAGAAATTCGTCAAAGTTCATTGCGAACAGATTTTAGGAATAATGGGTTTAGTAATTTTACTAGTTGCATTTAATATGTATTCGGAGAATAAAAGCGTATACCAGATAGGCATGACCGCGATGCCAGATGCCCCCAACGCCCCTAATGTCTCTAATATCGCGAAAGGCGCCACAAACAAGCCCAATGGTCGGATAGTTGGTGCTTCGGGGCAGAGTGCGTATGCTACATACAATGGTGTCGCCACAGCACCATCAACTCGCGAGACAAATACCAATAAGCCTCCTGCTAATCCAGCAGATTTGTTACCAACCGACTCCAACAGTGGGTGGGCGAGCATGAATCCCGTTGGTGATTTACAGAATATCAATCTATTAAACCCACAGCAGGTTGTTGGTATTAACACACAGGGTTCATCGCTTAGAAACGCCAATTTACAAGTGCGTTCTGAACCACCCAATCCCCGCACCAACACGAATAGCCCATGGAATATCTCAACTATTGATGGCGATGTATTCAGGAAGCCATTAGAGATTGGTGTCAATGCTTAAAATTTGTCTCAAAAACAATTATAAATTTATTATTATTAATAACAATTATAAATTTATTATTATTATTATCATATTTTATATCATATGAATAACAACATATTGAATTCTGTTTTGGCTATTTTTATATTTATGATTGCTTACAAAATATATATAAACGCTGATTCGTTTAATTTAAGATGTATTATATCCGAAGTAAATGGAAATAGATACTGTGTTAGAGACAGGGGGAAACTTAAAATGGCTGCAGATAAATTAGCACATGTTAATATCAAGTTAAACAAGTTAGTGAAATATTTAGGAGAAAAATACCCAACACAGGAGAATGTCAAGCGTCTAATTAAAGGATATAATCCACAAAAAATCTATGAAACTTTACCCACGAGCGAATACACTGCGTACAGTGAAAATAAAGGTGAGAAAATTGCGTTTTGTTTAGACACCGAAAAATACAGTGAAGGTCGTTTAATCGACGATAATACATTGATGTATGTTGCTCTTCATGAACTTAGTCATGTTGCTTCAAAATCTATAGGGCATAACGATGAATTTTGGGAGAATTTTAAATTTATTTTAATTGCTGCTGAAAAAATAGGTGTTTACAATCCGGTTGATTATAAAAAAGAACCAGCAAGGTATTGTGGTATGAATATAACTGATAATCCTTATTATGATTATTGAATATACATTATATCATAAACTTTATACTGATCTGTCGGTTGAATTGATTTGCTTATAAAACTGTATTTGTCAGTGTCTATTTTTGGGAAAAATTTATCACATTCCACCGATTCATCTATTAATGTTACTACGATTTTGTTTATTTTAAATATATCTGTTTTCTTTAGAAATAAATCATATATATTCTCTCCCCCAACAATCCATAATTCGTCATAATTTTTTTTATCAATAAATTCTTTTAGTAAATGTTCATTTTTAAAAGATTTGGTAATATATCCACTTGGTTCTAGTATATCTATATCCAATGAGGTTGAAAGTATTAAATTGTCTCTCATTGGTAATGCCCCTTTTGTTAAACTTGTCCAAGTATTTTTACCCATTACTATAGCGTTATTTTTATTACCAACTGTAATTTTCTTAAACTTTTTTAAATCACTAGAAATCTTCCATGGTAATGTATTATTAATACCAATACCGCCGTTCTTACAATACGCAACTATAACATTTACCAACATTATTATATAAAATTATATGGTTGTATTTATATAGATGTCAAATATATTTAAATTGTATATAAATGATAACAATAATTTATCAAATTTATACTTATTTATAAAAAACAAGTATCTTTCTGGCATATTGGAAGAAAAAATTGAAACACTCCAAAATAAATTCCAGAACTCCAAAGAGTTTATCAAGTCGGATATATTCAATTCGATATTTAAAGATGATTTTAGCGAATTAGATATCAAATATATAAACGATTTTGATATTAATATTTATTTCGTTGATGAAAATATTTATTATGATGATACATTAGAAATTATAAAGTTTAAGTTTCTAAAATACCACAATCAACAAACTGAACAACCCAAACAAATTTCTTATGAAGAACTTTATATGTATGGGCTGATTAATAAAAAATACAATGCTACTGAAATATACAATACTTTATCGAATGATAATTCTAATAAAATTACCAATGAAAATCTTAAACAATACCTTTTGAATGTAAATGAACAGATTGAAATATTTAACAAATTGTTAGAAATTAATGACAATGTGGAAAAGGATATTTACACATTCGACGATATTAATTCTATACAACTTGATGAATGTAATATATTAACACCGATCGGTCAAAATATAAACAACAAATTACCTCATTTATACACTACTAATCCATTCCATCTCTTTAAATACTCTAGTTATATCCGTTCAATTATTAATACCTCATTGAACACCAACAATAACAGTTTATTATTTGAATATAACCTGGTTAATAATACTCTATTTATTTGCTTTTTTGATGATGTATTAAATTACACCAAACAACTATCTGGAAATTTAGATGAAGATATCACTATTAAATTATATTTCCCCATAATAGCATCTAAAAAACTTACTACACAAGAACTATTTATCAAACAAAAAGATGAATATATCAACAGAACCAAACAACACATAGCATCCGGGTTATTTGTCAGTAAAAATACATTCACCGACACATTATATAGTGTCTCTAATAACAAACTAACATATCCAGATTTGGAATACACGCTTAATGGTATTAAGGATATTAATTTAAATATGCATACCAACATTAATCTTAGTTTGTCACTGGAATCTTTATTCAAACTTATAAATACAAATCTTGAAATACCACTAATCAAGTATAATCCTGGTAGAAAAAACGAGAATATTTACAGGCTATTCACAAACAAAAAAACCAAAACCAATGTTAAAATACCATATTTATCAAAAGAACTTATCATTAAATATTCTAAATTAATCGGTAAAAACAATACCATATCAATGATCATTTTGAGCAATGATACTTTTATCAAAGATAATGTTAAATTATTTTTACTTGAATTAGATATTTACGGAACCATTAATATCAAATTGGAATTTTTAAACCATTTAACAAGGGAGGAAACCGAATTTATTATAAAAAAGAATGTTAATCCTATATTAGATATTATTAAAAATAATATCAACATTGATGCTAATAACATTAGTTATTTCAACTCGTTTATTGATAATAACATAGAGCTGGTTAATCTAAATTATGCCATTAATATCGCCAGCTATAACAGTATTAAGCTATTAAATAAAATGAAAAAATGTTTATATTTATACTTTAATATTATCAGCGATAATAAAGTTAATGAAAAATTATACAGATATAAACGAGTATCCAATTATAATGAAATGAATGCAAAAGATGCATTTATTATTGAACTTATCAAACAAAAAGAACCACCTAGTAAAATTATAGAGAAGTTAATGGCGAATTTTAATTTATCATCGATTGAAGAGGCAACCGAACACTTTAAACTCGCGATACATGAACTAACTATTGTTCAAAACGCGTTTAATTATAGAAAACTTAAAATCAAAGATTCGCCCGGATTTCAATTACACATAGATAATAATCACTTAGGCCAAATTAACATTTCAATCAAAAACATAGATAATATTAGATATATAGACTTTATCAAACTTTATATAGATTCTATCTTTAAATTATCATTCGCTAATTCTAAAAAAATAGATCCTGTTGTGTGTGAATTAGAGAAAAAGAAAGAACAGCAGTTCGTAAATGATATTACGCCCGATGATGTTATCGTTCAAGTAAATGAAAAAAATATTGATGATGTTTTGCAAGGAGAATTAGTAATAGATTTAGACGATATTATAGGTGTAGGCAATTCTATTGGTGATGATGATGATGATGATGATGATGATGATGATACTAAGAAATATATGGATATATTGCTTGATGACGATGATGATGACGATGATGATGACGATGATGATGACGATGATGATCATGATGATGATCACGATGATGATGGTGCTGGTAATGACGCAGAGGATAAGGGACAAAACACATTGAACAATACCGTTGGATATGAGGATGATGACTACATTGAAGATATTGATGAAGACAATGAGGTTAAAATATTTGGCAAACCGAACACTGATGACAATAATGATAATAAAGATAATAAAGATGAATATGATACACCAGAGATTGATAATAAAAAGAAAGTTAAGGAAGGCACGAAAGCCAGTCCTATATTAGATAAATTAACAAAAACAGAACCGGCTATATTTAAAAACGGCCAGATAAAACAAACCAATCTCACGAAAGAAAATCTTGGTAATGGCATGGTAGCATACTCGAGAATATGTCAGTCAGCTAGACAACCGGTTATTTTAACAGAAGAAGAGAAAGACAATTTTTTAAATGACAACAAAAACACTAAAGATACTGATATTCTAGAATACTCTACTAACCCTGACCCTACCAAAAAAAAATATTACATTTGCCCACAATTTTGGGATATTACAAGTAATAGAACATTAACAGATGAACAAGTCAAGTCAGGAAAATATGGTAATATATATGAAAAGGATAATGGTGGTAACATTTATAAGTATGACAACAAAGACCTCTGGCCTGGGTTTATTAAAAATCGCTTTGCAGTTGATCCAAATAACCAAAAAGAATTTTGCTTACCTTGCTGTTTTAAAAAATCGATCAATGATAACGCCGACGCCAAAAAAGCAAGGCAGATATGTAATCCTAAAAACGAAGATGCTAAAATAACAGATATTAAATATGTTGTTGGTGCTGACAAATTCCCACTTGGTCAGTATAAAGTTGGTCATTTACCACCAAATATTAAGAAGTTTTTACGGTTTGATTCGGAGATATGTATTGATAACAAAAATTTCGATGGTCGTAATCCCTGCTTGTTACGATACGGTGTTCAGAACGATCAATATAATTCGTTCATCGCTTGTATTGCGGATTTATATTCCAAACAAACTAGAACTGACAGTAAAAGTAATGATAAAGAGACAATCACAATTGAGGAAATGAAAAAAAAGTTGATATCTGCTTTGACAATTGATAATTTTATTTATTATAATAATGGCAATTTATTAGAAATTTTTACAGATAAAAAATATAGCAGCGAATTTTTAGATGAAATTGAAATTACAAACTATGATTACTCAAGCAAATTTTATGATAAACTTGATAAAAAAAACAAGAACCAAATCAATTTGTATAAAAGAATACTAACATCGTTCGAACAATTCAAATTATATTTAAAAGGAACCGATTATATTATTGATTACACATATTTATGGGATATTGTATGTAAGCCCAATCCAGCATTATTTCCAAACGGAATAAACCTTATCATTTTAGATATTACAAGTTATGATGTAACTGACAACGTTAAGGTTATTTGCCCCAAACAAAATTATTCGAATGAATTTATAGACGACAGCAAGCAAAGTTTGATATTATTGAAAAAAAATGAATATTTTGAACCGATATATTCTATAAAAACACTGCAAAATGATATTATAGTTCCATTATTTTCATTCTCATTTAAATCTACGGAAACAAGGTTAGACGAATTCAAAAAAGTATTAAATGCCATAAAGAACGACTTAAATGAAAATTGTATATCTAAAAATCATCTAGAAGCCAATAAATTAATTAAAAATATATCATTAGAAAACATTATCAATATATTGAATAAACTAAAATATGAAATTAATTATCAGATCGTTGATTATGAAAGCAAAGTGATTGCTGTATTAGTAAGTAATAAATCCGAATTTGAAAATTACAGATACATTCCTTGCCATCCATCCAAAATGCATGAATCTGAAAATGAAAATATACCAATTAAATTTATAGATGAGTTGTCATACGAACATTTGGCTGATTATAATGTTACCAAAAATTTTCTAGAAAAAATTTACTTAGATAGTAATGAAATAATACAATGTAAGCCAATTAGCAGAATGGTAGAAGACGAATTGGTCATTGGTATTCTTACAAATGCAAACCAGTTTGTTATGTTATCTACGCCGGGATTGTATATTAATGATGAATTATTATCCCATAAAAATCATTTATTTACAGATAACATTATACAAAATAAATTTACCATAGACAATGAACGCAATGAAATGATTAACAATATCAAATTAGAATCGGGATTTTATAATAGTTTCAGAGATACCGTTTTAAGATTACTATCAGAATATAAAAACATGAAATCTAATATCAGGTTACAAGATATTATCAAAAACAATGCTATTATTTATTTTGATAAAATAAAACTTATCCGAGAAGAATTAGAATCACTGGCGAATAATTATATTGAGTTTGCCCAATATGACAGGAAAATATTAAATAACATTAAAAATTTATGTATTAACAATACCAATTGTGATAGCGACTACTGCATGATTAAAACAGATACTAATATTTGCAACTTAATTATCCCCGAGTTCAATTTAATAACCAATGATTCGAATACAGATATATATTTCACCAAATTATCTGATGAATTTGCTCGCTATAATAAAACACAAATGGTTCTGTTTAATCCCTCCAAATTTATCTCATTAAATAATATCAAATATGATATTAATCAAGACGAAGTAATAATAATGGAAAGCGCATTAGTAAGAGAAATTACAACAAGTGATTCTACTATTAAAGACCCATATTCTAATTTCAAGACATTTGATACTCACAATATTACTTATGATAATACACGTGTTAATAAAATTAACACAAACGACATTGATGTTTTATATAGCGACTTTGATTTTGACCGCCTACAACCCAATGAAAAAGTAATATTAAAATTAAAAAAAGACCAACTTGATAAAATAAAACTTGCAGAAGCAAAACATGGACATACAAACACCAGTAATCTCGATATACCAGGCAATCTGGAGTTTGAAGAAAATGATAATACAAAAGGCGTCTATTGTTCAAGCACAAAATTAAAGGTCAAAGAAAGTCTGTCTGAATTTTTTGAAAGCACTATATTTGAATTTTATTTTTCAATCGACAACAATAAGGAATTGTGTTCGGTTGAATTGATTTTATATATCATAAAAGATTATTACTCTGGTATCGGTGATTCCGATATATCCAAATTGACGGTCAATGACATTAAAAATACTTTGGTGGATGAATATTTCAAACATGAAGATACAGAATCATTATTATTAATGGTTCAAATGTATAATAAAAACCCCGAAATAAAAACAATGATTGAAAACTATCTTAATACAATGGACACTTCCCTAATCTATAAAACTGAAGAATTCAAAACATTATTAAATAATGTTATAGTTAATGATAAGTATATTATTTCCTATGTTGATATATATCTATTGTCGATAAAATATAACTTGCCGATTATTTTAATGTCTGCAAGTAAAATTAAACTTGGGGTGTATGAGACCGAAAAACATTATGTGATACTAAATAAAAATGACACCGAGAATGACAATAATTACTATTTTATTAAATTACCAAGTCGCAACCATCGCGGTCCAAAAATTTATAAATTATTGTATAATAATAATAATAATGATATTATGACAATAGATATTACAAAAGGGTTAACTAGTGATGGTGAGAACAGCATCAAAAAGGATATTATAGAAACAGTATTAAAAGATTATAAAGATTCGGTTATTACTGGCATCAATACAATTAAGCTGAAAAAAGTTGAACCTAAAAATAAAAACATACATAAAAAAAAAAAGTAGTGACAAAAAGTGAAATATTTTTTTGGGAACTCTATCTTTGATTTTCAAGAACCTGCTAATAAATATTAAATCCATATGTAAAATGCTATCCTTTATAATAAATAATACGAAATCCTATTATATATTATAAAAAAATTTTGATATAGAATATGTTTTTATTTAGAATTCTAATTCATAATCATCTGTTTTACCCATATTTACAGCCTTCATATTTGGAACAAGCGAGTCAATCAGTAAATTGTTACTCGAACATTCTCCTGTATCTGGTGAACTGTCTAATTCATTGAATAACTTATCAGCTAAATCTTGCTTATTCGAATCATTTATATCTTCTACGATTGGTTTATTTGTAACCATTTTTTCCATATCAACCAGTAACTTGAAAGCACTTGTTCCATAATACCCTTCTTGCCCACACATAATATTCGCTGACACACCACGCATAGAATCTAATTCTCCGTGCCTCGCAGCTTTTAGGAACATCTCTGGTGTTTCTTCAAATGACGCTTTTGCAATGGGTCCAATATCGTCATTATTAATACCATGCCTGAAAATAGATACCATCTTGTCGTTACAGCACATCCTATCTGCAAGCATAGTTAAATGATGATAGTTAATATATGCCCCGTCAAACTCAATCGCTTCCGAGAACTCGTTGAAAATCGCCTGTCTGCTTGCCTCTACGCCCAATACATTATAAATTTCCATAATGTCGGTAGTATAGGTTTTAGTTTTATCAATAAATTCTAATGCCAGAATATCTAATAGATTTGTTCCAACCGTATCTAATACCCATATCTCTTTTTTGATATATTTCATATCAATTTCTTCAAAATTGTCAGTGATTTTGCGCAACAGCACCTTGTCTATATTCTTGATTCCCCGCAGAATTAAAGTATCCAAAAGTTCATCTTGTAGGTTCTTTAGTATGTAAATTTCGTCGGATTGGTCTAATGTCTCAGGGTTAGAAGATGCTTTCTTTTTCTTTGATGTTTGAATGTTCTTATTGAGCCTGATTCTGAAAACAAGATTGGCCGAGTTATAATCATTATATACACACGATATGTTGTTATACGAATTGCCAAGTGCGAAATGAATATCTTCCATTGTAATATCTTTATCCAGCATTTCGGATTTATTCATTTCTAGCCTTAAAATCCATTTTGATTTATCTTTTGGTGCGTGTAATGTAGTTTTACACTCGTCCAATAGTTCTTCAAACTCACTATATTCTTTCATAAGTGGCTCATCTTTTTTGATTAGTGTCTTTAAATCATTTGGGTCATAGCAAATTTCAATCGTTTCGACGATTTCACGTAATTTGGTATGCTCTAATGAATTAATAAACCGTTTTGCGTTATTTTGGTCATATTTATCATTATCATTTAAATAAATGGTGCACGACGGATTCTTTGTATTTTCCGACAGAGACAAGATTTCTTCAATGCGTGGAACACCACGGGTTACATTAGATTTGGATGCTACACCAGCAAAATGGAAAGTATTTAGTGTTAATTGAGTGGTTGGCTCACCAATACTTTGTGCGGCAATCATACCAACCATTTCTCCGGGTGCTACAATAGATTTCTTGTAACTATTGTTAATAGTTAGTAATAGAACTTCCACAGACTTCTTTGTTAATTTCCTATGCATAATTAATTCCTTGGGACTTAAATAATAATAGTATAATATTTTGAATAGCTCACTTGGCTTACAGTAATAGATCTTATTTAACTTCTCCATATTCACCTCAATCATTTTGAATAGTTCCAATGGAGTAATATCAACAATTACATTTTCTTCTTGGTTTCCAGCAATATTGTTAATAATATTTACAAATGATACGGGAAGATTGACTGAACCATTGAAGATATTCTTCAATACCTTTTCAACAATCACTTCCCGGGCCTCGATGATGTAGTCGATGTATTCTTTACATTTTTTATTCATTTCTGTCCTCTCCTTGTTAAATTTTGTGTATGCTGTTTTTGTGTATAGAGTAGCATATATTGTATCTTTGGTTTTGTCCGTGGGCATCTGATAATGTCCATAAATTTCTTCAATGGTCATAGTAATAAACCCAAGTCCCTGCGACTCAACCTTGATTGGATCAATGCCATCGTCGCCATATGAATATTGAATGATTTTGTTTTTGTTATTTCTTACTGTCATATCATATCCAATCATAAGGTCTTCCATACTTTTAATTAAGCGACGTTGAATATAGCCAGTTGTAGATGTTTTTACAGCAGTATCAATTAAACCAACACGACCACCCATAGCATGGAAGAATAATTCTTCCGGTCGTAGCCCCCCAATAAAGGAACTCTCGACGAAACCGCGCGCCTCAGGAGAATCATCAAACTTAGTAAAGTGTGGTAAAGTTCTATTCTCATACCCATATGGGATACGCTTACCATCAACGTTCTGTTGTCCTAGACACGAAATCATCTGTGAAATGTTTAAATCGCTCCCCTTAGACCCAGCATTTACCATAATAACGAATCTATTATTCGTATCTAAATTAGTGCGTCCTAACTTGCCGGCCTCAAAAGAAGCCTTATTTAAAATATTATTCACTCGTGTTTCAAATTCTTCCACGTTTGGCTTTCCTGTCTTGTTCTCGAATATCCCTAGATGTGTCTCATCAATTAGTGACTTGACTTCACTCTTCTTTTGTGTTATTACATCTACGATTTTTTGATTAGTATCTTTATCGGCAATCAAATCGCTAATACCAACACTATATCCATGGATTTTCATATATTCTGTTACAATATCTTGCAATGAATCAATGAATTCCTCAGATGCATCTACACCGAAATCATTATAAATCCTCTGTAGTAGTCCCCGAGTCGTATCCCCTAGAATTCCTTTCTCAATGTGTCCGCGAACAATTGTTCCATTGTTAATTTCTAAAACATTGTTGGATGTTTTGTAATCCTCGTCATCCTTGAACCTCTTGGTTTTATATTTCAGACTGAAATTTGGTAGAATTTGCGAAAGAATTTCGAAACTCGAAATCCGATCTTTTTTGAAATTAATAGAATTAATGTCAATCTTTTTGTAGTGCATTAATAAATTCATCGCGGTTCGTGAATCAAATGTAATACCTTCGCGTGAGAATAAGTATGTGCTTAAAAGCGAATCTTGGAAAATACCAACTATAGATTTGTTATTTGCTGGGCTAATAATATTATTTTTAACTGTTGCTAATAGCCGTAACTCTGTCTCTGATTCTTCATCTTGTGGCATGTGTAAATTCATCTCATCACCATCAAAGTCGGCATTATATGGTTTCGTATCTGCTACATTCATACGGAATGTGTCACCCTGCATCATAACGCGTGCCTTATGACACATCATGGACATTCTGTGTAGTGTTGGTTGACGATTGAAAAGAACCGGATCGCCGTCTAATATATGACGATGGACTTTATCACCGTTCTCGAGAACGATAGACTCTCTATCGACATAGCGCAGACTTATGCAATCGCCATTACTCTTTTCGTAAATTTTAGCACCCGGATATACATCGGGGCCGTTTTTAATAAAAGCCATCAAATATTGCTTGTTTTTTGAGTTTACGGTTATTGGTTTGGTTAAATTTTTAGCTATTTTTAATGGGACACCTAATTCACTAATGGATAAATTTGGGTCTGGCGTAATTACAGACCGCGCGCTGAAATCTACGCGTTTACCCATTAGATTACCTCTCACGCGACCACCCTTACCATTTAACCTGTCCTTGATTGCCTTTAATGGGCGTCCAGAGCGCTGTGCCACTGCTGCCACACCAGGAATCTTGTTATCTACTAATGTTGCGACATAATATTGAAGAACTGTCGACCAATCGTCTATTACATTTGAGTTCGCATTTTGTTCAATTTTCTCTTGAAGTGTTTTGTTAGCTTTAATGATATTTACGATGATATGTGTTAAATCGTCTTCGCTCCTCTGTTGGGAATCGTGCTTGACCGATGGACGAACAGCTGGGGGAGGAACCGCCATTGTTTGACAAACCATCCACTCAGGTCGAGACCAAATTGGGCTGAATCCCATAAAGTTGACATCTTCATCCGAAATCTTCCGCAAAATTTTAATTACTATCTCGGGAATTAATTTCATAATAAGTTTCCCACTTCCTTCATCCTTTGAAAATTCATAGTTTTTAATTTCTTCTTCCTTTTCATTCCATTCCGCAATTAATGTAGCAAGTCCTTCTTTCTTTAACTTTGGTTGAAGACAACCACAACCATTGTGAGAACATTCACCACATCTCTTTTTCTTGCTCGCTAGACTAAAGACTTTATTCCAGCGCTGGTCACTGTTGTAGTTCAAAACGTATGAATATTTAGATTTGTTAATTAAAAGTTTGCCACATTTAACACATACACATCTTAAAATTTTCATTATAGTAGTTAAATATTGAATGTAGAATACCGGGCGTGCTAAATTAATATGTCCAAAATATCCCGGCGTTTGAATATAATCTAGCCCATCGGTAGGACAAATGAAGCCGGGCTCTAGAATACCCATGCGCGGGTCAAAGAGCCCACCCAGAACGGGTTTATTGTTGATATAAGTATCCCTATTTACAATTTCCGCCACAGATCCCTTCTGGATCTCGTGAGGACTTAAAATACTAAATTGAACACCTATAATTTTAGAGGATTTTTTGGTTTCACGGCTAGCCATAGTTACTTTATTATAATTAATATATATATTTAAATTCCTAATCAATTTTAATATTATTATTATAATTTATTTAAATTAATTATAATTTTCATATTTGGATCATTTAATAGTGTGATAAACTATTAAATATTTTTATTATTTTAAAATTGATTAATTAAAATATTTTGTATATAAATATATTAATTGTCATACATGCCGAGATATCAATATAGCCATAAACATAATACACGTCTTAGTGCTGGTGTGCTGAAACGTAAGTATATTATTGATAAATCTAATTTCGATTCCGCTAGTGATTCTGGAAGTGAAACTGAATATGAATCCGATAATGACTCATTTATTGACGATAGCGAGGACCCAAATGTGAATAAGTCCCACAAAACTCTCGTTAAGGATAAAATGAAATATTATAAATTCATCAATACATTATATCCATCAAACTATAGTGCTTCCAGAATTAATAAAATTAAGCGAATTAAACTCGTCTCAATTCCTAAAATAAAGAAAAATAAGAGCGATGTAACTCACTCACAGAATAGTCGTAGTGTTTATCGCGAGGAAGATGGCGATGATGAGGATGGCGATGATGAGGATGGCGATGATGAGGATGGCGATGATGAGGATGGCGATGATGAGGATGGCGATGATGAGGATGGCGATGATGAGGATGGTGGTCTTGATAAACTGACCCGTAAACTAATTAATTCCAAGACCAATAACATAATTGGGAGTCTGGTTAAATTGGCCAACGACAAAGACATTCAAAACGAAATTATCAATGGTAATAATTACCGAGCTAACGATATGGATGAATTCAGTGAGTCACTTGTAAAAACTGGTGTCAAAAATTACAAAGCATTCACAAAAATTCTATCTGTTGAAAATAATGAATCGGCATATTTCAAGAACCATATGTCGCCTGAAGACCAATATCTTGCTATCGAAAAATTAAGTGCTATTAAAAAACTGACAACTGTAGATACACCCTACCTTATTCATCTTATTAAAATTGATATTCCCAACATATATAAGGCTTGTGCTCTTAGGAAAATTAACGCTCTTCGCACGATGGATCATGATAATACTGAATATTACAAAGTAAAGTCTTGGGTTGACGCATTTATTAAACTACCGTTCAATAAGTATAATAATCTACCTATTACATTCGCGGATGGTATCGATGAATGTCATTGTTTTATGAAATCTGCCAAAAACACACTTGATACTGTCGTTTATGGTCTTGAAGATGCTAAAATGCAAATTATGCAACTTATTGGATTATGGCTTGTTAATCCGAATGCGGTCGGAAGTGCCATCGCAATTAAGGGGCCTATGGGTACGGGGAAAACGACTCTTATCAAGGATGGTATTAGTAAAATTCTAAATCGCCCATTCGCGCTTATTGCTCTTGGTGGTTGTGGTGACAGTGGATTTATAGATGGATATGCTTATACATTTGAAGGTAGCAAATATGGTAAAATTATTGACATTCTTATTCAGTCGGGCTGTATGAACCCAGTAATACTATTCGATGAACTTGACAAAATCAGCGATACACCGAAAGGAGAAGAGATTGCGGGTGTTCTAACTCATTTAACTGATACTACTCAAAATACAAATTTCAGCGACAAGTATTTATCCGAAATATCACTGGATATGTCTAGAGCGCTCTACATTTTCAGTTATAATGATGAATCAAAGGTAAATACAGTTCTTAAGGATAGGATGTACAAGATTGAAACCAAGGGATATACCAAAAAAGATAAGCTTGTTATCTGTAAAAAATACCTACTCCCTAAAATACGCGAACAAATAAAATTCACGATTGAGGATATTGTATTCACTGACGAGATTATTGAATATATTATTACCGATTTCACAGACCAAGAAGCGGGCGTAAGAAATCTCAAACGGTGCGCTGAAATTATTTATACCAAACTCAATCTTTACCGGTTGATGAAATCAGGGGACAACATATTTCAATCCTCGCTTAAACTTGATGATAATGTTGTATTTCCATTCCAGCTTAAACCCAATATAATTGATAAACTACTTACTCGTTCAGATAAAAACGAGTTACCATTGGGTATGTATAATTAATATTGAAAATAATAAATCATATAATAGTTAAATCAAAAATCTTTGGTATGCTTAAGATATAATATTGTTTAATTCAAAAAATAATATTACATATGTTAACATATCACATTTGGAAAACCCAAAATTATCAATATTTTTTTTGATTATTTATCGTTTTCACCACTATTATATATGTTCAGTATAGCATATGCTATAGGTTTGTTAAATATTACAAGTAGTAAAAAAAAATAAAGTAAAATTTTATGTTTATTGTTGGTTTGTATTTTTTCAAGAAACCTCATTATAGTAATAAAATATTTTAATCTTATATTTCGTTTATATTTTTATATTGTAGGTGCGTCGTCGATTGCCAATTCGTCGTCGTTACTAGTTATAGGTGCTAATATTTTGAGTAATATATTATTACATCCCTCTGAAAATATGGCATATAATGTTAATAATGTTATTACAAAAATAGTCATAAATATTACTACTATTAACCACGTGGCCACTGGTGCCCATGCCCAGCACCCTATACAAAATACCGGCGATAATGTTACGGCAATTACATAAAATACTGCCAATAATACCATCGAAACTACTAAAGATACTAATGCGGGCATAATTATACCCATTAAGAAACCCATTGCCATCATTGGGAAGATTAATTTTAATGAATCAATTAAAATAATTAAGTTGTAATATATTAACGCGATAAACCCTAAAAACGCGGCTATAAAATCATTAATCTTGGTAAATATTATAGCGTTTTCGTATGCAATTCTCTCTACTCTCATCATTAATTCTCTAAAAAAACTTAATAATAGATTGTAGAGGTGCATAATAAATTCTTGTGCCTCCGAAAACATATGGGCCATTGTTTCCAAAGTTGCCGAAAATAAATTTGCAGTTGCATTTATAGGTGCTAAAGCATCATTGGCTACATTTCTTGTTAAATCTTTCAAACAGTTTGAAAAATTATTTTCATTAAATTCACCAGAACCCCCATTTATTATACCTGCAAAAGGCATAAAAAACGGATTACATTTATTTTCTTCCCAATTTACCTTTTCCATTTCGGCCATCGATTTTATATATAGATAAATTGCTATACCGACTACGAATAATGTCGCTAAAGTAGTAATCCATATATCTCCGCTAAATTTAGTGTAATATGATGCATTTTCAAAAAAATTTTTTATATTATCTTGTATAGTTTTTTCATTTCCATTTTCCATATTAATATATATTTCTATTATTTATAAATATAAATAATTATTTATCCTACCGATCCAAAACTCGAGACTTTTATAAATGTTCCTGGCAATTCTTTCCATGCATTTTCTCCTGCTACTAATCCCGACCTTAAAGTGTAATATAATACTGTTATTGTTGATGTTAATTTACTAAAAGTATCTACCACACCAATGAATATCTTATTTGAACTATCACCCATTTTATATAATCTATTTTTGGCATCTTCGGCAAAATTACTCATTCCATTGTCTTGTGCATTACCAGATACTTTCACACTCTCGAACATATCTGTAAATGCTGCTCCATTTTGAGAAAAATAACTCATTGATTGATATATTGGTTCTAAAAATGGTCCCATAAAATCGACCTGTGTTGTTTTTACACATTCGTTAAAATTATTTTTAACTTCGTGTCCAAAAATAGGAGCAAACGGCATTATTGCTGGATTACATTTATATTTGTCCCAATTGTTTCGTATATTTGCTATACCAGTACTTACTGCTAGCAATACATGAATTATACTGAAAATAAATATTATTACTATCGCACTCCCTAAATCACCAAAGGCAGAACCCATATTAGATTATCTTCCTATTATAAATATATAAATTAATTATATATTTATGCCTAGTTGATTTTTATTTTTTATTACGTGTGTCTTCTAATAACGAGTTATTTTTGTTTTTTAATCCTTCTAAAGTTTCACATTGAGAATTTACCATTATATTCGCGGTATTCCCTTTAACGCCTAAATTACTATAGTTTGAACCGCATTTATTCATTCCTTCCGTAAATGGTTCTACCATTGTCCCCAAATTTCTTTTTAAAATATTTCCACGCATATTTTTTGAGTCTTTATAATGTTTACTAATCGCTTTACTATTTGCTGTTGATTTTTTTGTTTTACTATTTATATTATTTAACTTTGCGGATTCATCGTTTAAAGTTAAACCTTCTATCAAATCATAGTTTCCACAAAATAAAAAAAGAAGCAATATGGCAGATAAAAATACTATTAGAAATTTATAATTTCTCCTATGAAAAATTGAATCTAAACAATTTTTCAAAATCATTTTATTATATGTATATATAAAAACGTAGCAATATATTTTTTTTACTTAATCACTTAAATATATATTTATTCTATTATATATAATAGAATATATGTCTCTTCTAAATGACCAGCAAAAACACGACCTTGAAAATATGATTGAAGCAAATGAAACCGAGAATGTTACACAAGATATACGCACTACCAAAAAAAGTCAGCGTATTCATGCCGATATTAATCATATGATTCATTTAAAAAAAAAGTATCACCGCTTGGCCAAATCTAACCCAAACGAATTTCATGTTATTTGTGTTAAACAGTGCGACTTCCTATATAATAGTTTTGCTGAAATTTTCAAAGGAATTAAATCCGATACCATTGATATGCAGATTATGTATAAATTCTTAGATGTTTTAAAGAAGATTGAAGACGGCGAAATCGACCAGCACGAGGGCTCTTATCTTGTCGGCCAGCATCTTAAAGAAATATATGTCGATACTGCTCTTCGAGTAGAGAAAAAAAAGGATACCAATAACCGTAAAAAAAAAGGTACATCCAAGCCAAAGTCATCGAAAGAGACTGAAACCGAAATAAAACCTCTTTCCTACCGCGAGTTTAAAAATTTACAGAAGAAAATATCGGATTAATTTAAATATATTCTTTCATATGATATAGAATAATTAATTATCACAATGACACTTTAGATGATTTTATTATTTAGGAATGGCAAATAAGAGGTATCGACTTGTATTGCTTCTATTTGTATTTTATTAAAATTTATAATATAGTTGGATATCTACCGTTTTGATTATATCTAGATTTTTTACACAAAAATAATATATTTATATAATATATATTAAATAATATGGCGCGGACTTCTAAGAGATACCAACGGCGAAACCATTCGTCGAATAGAGCAAAAAATATACTTGAGGGTGGCTATGGCGATGGTGTTGTCCCTTCAATTGGTGACACATTCACCGAAGCTAAGGATGTAGCTAATAAGACAGTTAAGGATGTAGCTAATAATCTAACAACAACACCGAGCTTTACTAAAAAAGTCTTGGGTTTATTAGATACGAACATAACCGTTCCAAATCTTATTGGCTCAACATCGGGAGGAGGGCCAATAAAAAAAAGCAGGCATAGTTTAAATAGAACAAGAAACCAAATCAGACGTGGTTTAAATAGAACAAGAAACAAAGTCAGACGTGGTTTAAATAAAACAAGAACTCCACTCAGACGTGGTTTAAATAGAACGAGAGACTCACGCAGAAAGCATAGAAAATAAGCAATAATAGATAGTTAAAATTGTTTAGAAATAATAAATCAGGTAGTAAAAAAGAAAATTAAAAAAACTCGCAAACAATAGATAATACTATATATTTATAAAAATAACATTATATACTTAATAATTGAGACGATACTTATTCTGCCATATCATCGTCGTTATTAGAATTATCACAATTAGGATCGTTGTTGATATCTACAGAATACATCATATTCGCCATTTCACAATCTTCCATATCATCCATAGCGGCAGCCCACGCAATTCCAGCGGCGAGAGCAGCATTTTGTTCGTTCAAAATATTTTCTTCTTCATCACATCCACAGTAGATAATCTCTTCATATCGCGCACATGCCATTTCATCGGCACTAGTGAGGACAATATTGTTTGGCTTATACTCAATTCGCTTGATAGTATTCATTTAAAAATTTTGTATTTAATATCAATATGTATTATTTAAAATAATATTTTCAATTTTTTTGTTATATACAATAGATATATAACAAAAATGATTTTTCTATTCGTATTGAAGGCTATGAATATGAAGTTATTAAATCCATATAATTTGATAAAATAAAGAAAAACTATCTATAAAGTTGGCGTTTTAAATTTCCAAAGGTGCAAAAAATAAATATAAAAATGCAACTTCTTTATTTTATGTGAAAAAGAATATAAACAAAAATTAACATTATGGAACATGCGAAAATATGTAAATATAAAAAAATTGAACTATCATTTTTTTATTTTTACAATAAAACCATACATAAGATATGACCTGTAATATCTGCTGTGAAAAATATAATAAATCGTTGAATGCTAAAGTTTCGTGTATATGTGGTTTTGACTCTTGTAAAACTTGTGTTAGAACTTACTTGCTTTCTACTAATAAAGACCCCCACTGTATGGAGTGTAAAACCCTATGGAGTAATAAATTTGTGCTTGATAATTTGAATAGGTCATATATCGATGGACATTATAAAAATCACCGCAAAACTCTATTGGTAGACCACGAAATCAGTAGAACGCCCGAATTAATGAATCTAGTTGAGAGAACTAAATTAATTGAAGAAAAAATACAGGAGATAGATGAAATGAATATAGAATTTAAAGAAGTAAAAAAACTCTATAATGAACTTTCAAAAAAATTGTCTGGAAAAAAATGTGACCTCGCGAGAATTAGAAATGGAGAGCAAATTATAGACCGAAAGAAATTTATTATGCCTTGTCCAGGTGAGAATTGTAAAGGATATTTATCATCACAATATAAATGTGAGATATGTAAAATTCATACTTGCCCTCAGTGCTATGAAATTATTGGATATAACAAAGACGAACCACATATCTGTATTGAGGCTAATTTACAAAGTGCTGCGTTAATTAAGAAAGAAACTAAAGGTTGTCCGCAATGTGGAGTTAGAATTTATAAAATAGATGGTTGCGACCAAATGTGGTGCACCGAATGTAAGGTTGCTTTTAATTGGGGTAATAGTAAAATTATTTATGGTGGGCAAGTACATAATCCGCATTACTACCAATATATGAGAGAACAAAATGATCAGCAAACTGCTACAAGAAATCCCGGTGATGTATTATGTGGTGGGTTAGTCACCTACAATATATTTTCATATTTAGTTCGGTATATTAATGAATATAATCAACCAAAGTGGTTTGATATCCTGAAAAATGATGCTGTAATAAATCAATTTACGCAAGAATATAAAATTGATTCTATCGCTCAAATAATCACCATTTTATCAAATCTACACAGAACAGTTAATCATATCAATAATGTTAATCTGGTCAATACAAGAACTAAGGTTAGAATTTTAGATAATAATGATTCATTAACTATTCAATATATTTTAAATAAAAAAACCAAAAAACAACTGGCTACAGATATTTACAAAAATGATATTTCAAGAAAGAAACACACGGAGTTGTTAAATATTTATGAACTGTTGGGTGTTGTTGGTATTGAAAAATTTACTAATCTAATCGATTTATATAAAAATATTAATAAAAATCGATTAGCACCTTTCACAAATGGACCTCTTAATATTGAAGATTTATTATTAGTAGTGCATGCCGTTATTGATGTTGTAAGAGAATACCATAATTTGCTGGACTATTGTAATCGATTGGCAGTTGATATTTCAATAAATTACAATCAGACGGTTACTTTAATAAAATACTTTCATAACGATTATAAATATCGAGTTTTAAATGGTAAATATACAATTGCTGATTTGGAGAAAATTTTAAATGATAGTAAAGGTAGTAATAGTCAAGCATCATCAAGTTCTGACAACAAATAATTCATTAAAAATAACTATCATTGCATTTTTTTTAGAATTTGGTTAGATTTAAAAAAATCTTGATTATGAATATCATCAATATCATCAATATTAGGATTTATTTATATGTATAAAGAACGAATAAATTTTTATATAAACCTTATGTTAAATGGTATGAATAATATAGTATTAAATGTTATAATATATAAAAAAAGAACTTAAAGAGGATTGGAGAGATTACACCAATTCCCTAATAAATTAAATTATAATTCTTTATTGCGTTAGGTTTTTAATTTGTAGACCTTTCAGCATTTCGTTGTATTCATCGATTTTCTCCCTAACATTACCGGGTTGAATTACTGATTGCATCCTCATATCATCTTTCAATTTTTTGAAATATTCATCAAGATATTCAGGTTGTTTTGCGGCTGCTGTGTGTATTTTGTCCCATAGCTCTTCATCTCTCTTCCTCTTCTCCTCCTCCTCGTCATCCTTCTTCTTCTCCTTCGCTCTTTCTGATCGTGTAGATACGCTACCGCCTTTACTTTTATAGCGTCTACGCATAGTTTTCTTCTTTTTCGCTAAATTAATTTTTTTCGCTAAATTTTTGTTTTTCGTATATTTTTTTACTTTCATTTTTGGCCTTTTTGCTGTTTTTCCCCTGTATTGTCTCACCATTTTTATATATAATAATATTATATATAAAATACTGTTATAAAAAAATGACTTAATCAATAAATTTCAAGATGATAAAAATATTTTCATAAATTGAAATTATTTCTCTATTTTATTTCTGCACCACTAAATTTTATATATTCTTTTAAAGAACATTTATATTTTTTGTTACATCTATCTAATTTATCTATCATCTTTAAATAATCATTTGCATCACATTTTTTTTTTAGAATCATTTTTAATAAATTTTTTCTTGAATTTTTTATTTTTTTACATTTTTTTGATGTGCAACTTTTAAACTGTTTTTTTGCAATTTTTAGAAATTTTTTTTTTGTATGACGCTTCGTTTTAGATGCGCCTATTCCTGTATAGTAAATATAATTTTTTTTGGTTTTACTAAACATTTTATATATATATATATATAATAATAACATTCTTGTTAATAATTTAAAATTGAAAAATGATATGATATAATTATATTATCTATATAACAGAATCCAACCATGAGTTATACACTTGTTATTGTAGAGTCTCCCGCGAAATGCGGAAAGATAGAAAAATATCTTGGACCAGGGTATAAGGTGCTAGGTTCTTATGGACATATTACACATCTCTCAAGTTTAAAACAAATTGATTTTGAAAATAATTATAAACCCAAGTTTGAAATCGCAGATGCTAAAAAATCACATATAAGCAAATTGAAACATGCTATATCAAATGCGAAGGAAGTAATTCTGGCTACTGACGATGATAGAGAAGGTGAGGCGATTGCTTGGCATATCACACAGGTTTTCAAATTGAATCCTACTAAAACCAAAAGAATTATATTTCACGAAATCACAGAGAGAGCGATTAAAAAAGCGATGGATAATCCAGTAATAATAAACATGGATTTGGTATTTGCTCAACAAGGACGCCAAATTTTAGATCTTATTGTTGGTTTCAAAATTACTCCCACACTTTGGAAACATATAGTATCTAATACAAAGAATTCGTTGAGTGCTGGAAGATGTCAAACACCTGCATTACGATTAGTATATGAAAATTACAAAGAAATTCAGAAAAGTCCAGGTAAGTTAAGTTTTAATACATGTGGAATATTTACCGGACGAAACCTTGTATTTACTTTAAACCATAATCATATATCTCACGAAGAGATTAAATCGTTTTTAGAATTATCTAAAACACATAATCATATTTTATCAAAGGAAGTCGAGAAAGAGACCAAAAAACCCCAACCGATACCATTTACCACGAGTGGATTACAACAATCCTCTAATAATATTATGAATATCTCTCCGAAGGATACGATGTCTCTTGCTCAAAAGTTATATGAGGGTGGTTTTATTACATATATGCGAACCGACAGTAAAGTATATTGCGAAGAGTTTATTGAAAGTGGTATAGAGTATATCACTGAGAATTATAATGCAACACATTTAAACCCTGATATGGATTCAATCACACAGCGCGATACCGATAATAATGAACCTGACGACGATAAGAAGAGTAAGAAAAAGAAAGAAAATAATAACGCACAAGAAGCACACGAAGCGATTAGACCAACAAATATTTCACTTGTAAAAGTGCCCGATGATGGTGACGGTTTCACCCCACGACATAGAAAACTGTATAAATTAATTTGGAATAACGCACTTGAGAGCATGATGGCTCCAGCAAAGTATAAACAGCAAATAGCCAAAATTAGTGCACCAGAAAACAATCATTATAAATATACGGTTGAAGAAAATATATTTCCTGGTTGGAAAGCAGTTCAGGGGATAGAACAAGAAAAGTATTACAAGTATTTGCAAAATTTAAAATGTGATACGGTAATACCGAGTAAAATACTGGCAAAACAAACATTAAAGGAATTAAAAACGCATTATACCGAGGCGCGATTAGTTCAATTATTAGAACAAAAAGGGATTGGTCGACCATCTACATTCTCGTCGTTAATCGATAAAATTCAAGAACGAGCATATGTTAAAAAAGAAAATGTTGAAGGTAAGAAATTAGAAACAATTGATTATATATTTGAAGGTGGAAATATTACCGAAGAGAGAACCGAAAAAGAATTTGGGAATGAAAAGAATAAATTAGTAATATCACAAATGGGAATATTAGTAATTGAATTCCTAATAAAATATTTCAACGAGATATTTGATTATAATTTCACAAAAAGAATGGAAGACGATTTAGATTTAATAGCACATGGTAAAAAGAAATATAATGTGCTATGTGATGAATGCGATAAAATGATAGAGAAATTAATTTGTGATAATTCATTATTTGAAAATAGCAACGGTTCTAGTTTAAAATTAAATATCAAGATTGATGATAAACACGTTTATACAATTGGAAAAAATGGTCCAATTATTAAATTTACAAAGCCTGATGGTTGTATCGGGTTTTATGGCGTGAAACCGGATATTGACATTGATAAATTAAAGAGTGGAGAGTATAATTTAGATGATATTATTTTATTAAAAGAAGATAGTGTGAAAATTTTAGGAGAACATAATGGTTCAATAGTCTATTTAAAATCGGGAAAATTTGGAAATTATTTGGAATGTGGAGAAATAAAAAAATCTTTAAAATTTGTTAAAATAAATATTCCACTGAAAAATATCCAACTAGATGATGCTATAAATATATTGGACGGAGCAAACAAAAGCGATAATTCTCTGATTCGAAAAATAGACGATAATTTATCAATTAGAAACGGTAAGTTTGGACATTATATATTTTATAAAACCGCAAAAATGAAGAAACCACAATTTTTAAAACTTGCTGGTTTTGATGATAATGTAAAAACTTGTTCGTTAGAATATTTAAAAAATTGGATCAAAGAAAAATACGAAATTAAGAGTTAAAAAATTTAAATATATAATTGTCATGAGAGATAATCAAATTTTTATATTATAACAAGAGTTAATTTTTTCATAATATTTCTCAATTTTGTTTTGTTTAATACTATGATTATTCATTATAGAACTAGTATCTTCATAATCTTTTTTATTAATAAAATCAATACAACAATTTTTTTTGATAAAAAACATGTCACCGCAATGATGATAATAAAAATGTGGAAATAGATTAATAATGTCGTTTTGATTTACAAATCTATAATGTATCAAATTATTTTTTGAGTTAAAAATATTAGCCCATTTTTTATTGCCAACACGCGGTGACCCAAAACTAAAAATATTAATGTTAGAACGAATAGAATATGATAAAAAAAAACCAAATAGAGTTGCTAGGGCACCACCTATACAGTGACCGGCAATATTTATTCTACAACCAGGATGTAGATCTTGTAACTTTATTATTTCGTTCAATACATCAGAGTATAAATTATTTTTGAATAATAAATCGTAAAAACCACCATGCACTTTGATATTTTTAACATCAATATTATTTCCTATTTGTTTTTTAAATATATGCAGTGGATTTAACAAATCCAAAAAATCATCTTGACCACTAAATATAATATTGATATACCCTTGCTGGTTATTAAAAATAATGGCTACTTGTATGTTGTTGATATTGAAAAGTTTATTGATAAAAATGTTTTCAACGTGATTTAATTTAAATAAATCTCCTATCATTATTTTTTGGGTATTGGATATTTTAAGAGATTCAATATTTAAAATATTTACAACAAAACCACATTGTTGTTCTTTTAATATTGTTTTTTTTTTACAATTATAAATTAGACAAGTTTGTGAAATGAGTTCATTAACCAATGAAAAACTGATCTTATATGAATTATTCATATTATACAATGAGTTATATATTGGTATTTAAAATTATTTTGAACGAGAGAAATTGCTAAAAACTAAAAACTAAAAACTAAAAACTAAAAACTAAAAACTAAAAACAAAAAACTAAAAACTAAAAAACACTAATAAACAGTAAACAAAAATTTTTGTTTGACCGAAAAAATAAATGAAAACAATATAGATGGGATACAGTAATATATATAAACAGATTATAATATGGGTTTATTGGAAATAATTTATGGCTGTATGTTTTCAGGAAAAACAACTACATTAATAAAAAAATATAATGAGATGAATAAAACTTCAAACTGTTTAGCTATAAACTATATTTTTGATAAAAGATATACCGATGAGTCTAAAATTGTTTCTCATGATAAAGCTAGTATTAATTGTATATGTGTTCAAGATTTAAATGAATTAATAAGTAACCCTGATTATTTTAATAAATTGATCGAGGCAGAAAATATATTCGTTAACGAAGCACAGTTTTTCGGGAATTTAAAGGATTGGCTGAAATATGTTTTGATTATACTCAATAAAAATGTAGTATTATGTGGTTTAAATTTTGATTATAAGCGGGAAGAGTTCGGCGAACTAATGGATTTAACAGTATACTCAACAAATACCATACATACGGTGGGGAAATGTAATAATTGCGATAACAAATCATTATTTACTCATAGACTTGTTGATGACGTGGAACAAGTTTTAATTGGTTCAAATGAATATATTCCAGTATGTGAAGAATGTTGGAATAAATTAAATAAAAATTCTAATTGAAATAAATATATTCATTTCAAAATATATTTATGTATATTAGATAAATGATCGCAGGAGGACAAGAAAAATTGGAAGCTATGATAAATAGGAGGGGGATATTTGGATTTGGTTTTAGCAGTAATACGAATTTAGATTTAATGAATTTAGTTGTTTTAGCAATGGCGGGNATAATTATTAAAATGTTTTTTCAAGAAAGTCATACTAAATTAGGAATGTCCGGCCCAGCATCTACTACAATATGGGGATATGGTTTAACTGGTGCAGCGTTATTTTTAATGACCTTCATGTCGATATATTTGAGCTCCGAAACCAATATCTTAGAAGAAACGAATTCAAATGGTATAATATCCAAATATTTATCACTTATCTCACAGGATGCTTTGCCCGTAGTATTGACGCTAGGTGTAGTAATTTATATGATAGTATTGAATTATATCTACTTTACGAGAATAAATTCTAATAAAGTGAGCACTAGTTTTTCCACATATTCCTTTTTCTCTTCATTGTTAGTAATGCTACAGATTGCCATTATAATAAAGTATATGTATAGCATGCTCACTGCTGTTGTAACAAAACAAACTAATGAAAGACATAAAAAAGAGCAATCAATCTTGAAGGGTTTATCTTTGGTATTAATTACCCTAAATTATTTGTTTGTATTTATTTTACATATTTTATTGGCGTTTTTTTCAACCGATGGTTAAATCAACTCTGTTTTTGTTTATATCATCTGCTATATTAAAATCTATGCTTTTTTCCAGTAAAATAAGTTTGAAAGTTACCCCTATATTTTCTTTGGTTTCCCATAGTCCCGATATTTTAAGAATTATAGATTTATTTGTGAAATTATAATTATTATAACCTATTTTGTTTCCAACATTGATAGGTGTATCATTATAAGAATATTTGATATTGCCATAGGTAAGTAGTTCAGAAATTTTATAAATTCTATTTTTGTTCGAATAAATTAGGTCTAGAATATATTTTTCAATGTATGCTATTTTGTCAATGGCGTCTTTATTATCAGAGTAATTAAATACAAGTTTGTCTTTATTATGATGAACTTTTTTCAAATCAAATATGATATACAGACCGTTCAAAGAAATAAACTCGTTGGAAAAAACGATTTTGTAAAAATTACTATATTGCATAGCACTATTTTTGATGGGATCGCATATAATTATACTATTTGTGTCAATGTCGTTTATATGTTCGGCTATCATTTTAAGTTATATCTATTATTAAATTAACTTTAAACAAATTTTTTATATATTTAAAGTTAATTTAATAAATACTGTAATGATATTAAAAGATAATTTCAGAACATTATTAGAAAAATCTAGTTCAAATATAATAAATAATAAATACTCTGATTATATAAGCAAATTATCCAATGATATTAATTTGATGCCTAATTTTATTTTGTATGGACCACCGGGAACGGGTAAATATACAGAGTCATTAAAGATAATAGAGAAATATAGTCCAAGTTATTTAAAATATGAACGGAAACTAACAGTTAGTTCGTGTAAAAATGAGCATATATTGAAAATAAGTGATATTCATTATGAAATTGATTTGGAGAATATGACTTGCAATTCAAAGATTTTATTTAATGATGTTTATAATAATATTATAGATGTGATACAAACTTCCAATGCAAAAACAGGAATTATATTATGTAAAAATTTCCATGAAATAAATAATGAGATTATAGAATTTTTCTATAGTTATATGCAAAAAAGCCTGATAAATAATATAACACTGAAGTTTATTTTATTAACGGAACATATTAGTTTTATCCCTGTAAATATTCAGGAGATATGTAAAACTTTATATTATTCAAAATTAAGCTACTCTAATTATATGAAATTTTCAAATAGCAATAATAGAAAGTTGCTAGCTACAAAACAGAAAATACATGAGAACATACATACTGTAGAAGCGCAATTTATATCAAATATATCATCTATTAATTTATTGAAATATGTTGAAATAAATGATGATAATGAGAACATTATAAACCATAAACGGTCTATTTGTGATAAAATAATCCTTATAATAGTATCAACGAAGTTAGAGGATCCCAAAATAAGTTATAATAATATAAGAAACATACTGTATGATTTATTGATAAATGACTTGAATTTTTATGATTGCACTTATTATATTATAGATGCGGTTATTAGAAAAAAAATAGTAATGTCGGGTGGTAATATTGATAGTGAATTTATTAATAAAATTTTTGAAAGAGTTTGTTTATTGTTTAAATATTATAATAATAATTACAGACCAATTTATCATTTAGAGGCATTTATACTATATTTAATAAAGTTGGTAAATGAAAATGACAATAAAACTGGCGTTAAATAAATTAAAAATGGATCATAAATATAGTGTTGGAAATATAAATGAACTTACATATACAGAACTCAAGCGGACGTATCATATTATGGCTCTAAATTATCACCCCGATAAAAACCCAAACTCAGATGCAAATGAGAAATTTCAAGAAATAGCGGCTGCATACTCTTTTTTATGTAAAATTATCCATACCGACAACACGAGTAATAATTCCATACACGAAGAAATATTTTATGCACCATATACAGAGTTGATAATTAATTTATTAACAATGTTATTAAATAACCCGTCTAATGATACTGTAGATAATTTTCAAAAAAAATGTATTAACTTCAGTAATAAAATATTAGAACAGTTATTTGATACACTAAATATTGATGTCATTGAAGATATATATAGATTTGTCACCAATAATACTATGGGTTTTCCCACAGAAACGATTAATATAATAAAAACTATCATAAATAATAAATTGAGGCTATATAATATTTACATTATAACACCTTCCCTAGATAATATTTTAAACAGTGAAATTTTTAAATTGGAAATAGGCGGCGATATAGTATATGTCCCGCTGTGGCACCAAGAAATGATATATGAGAAGAGTATTATAAAAATACAACCCGTATTACCGTCTGGAATCGCTATAGATGAAAATAATAATATACATATACAATATGTAGACAATTTTGATAATATATTACAGTTGTTGAAGCAAAATATAGAGTGTATTGATGTATATAACTTTAAGCTTGATATATCTAATTTGCGGTTTAAAAAAAAACAAACCTACATTTTAAAAAATCAAGGAATCCCGATTATAAATACGGTTGATATATTTGATAATAAGTTAAGCGCTAATGTAGCACTTCATATTTGTTTGGAATAAAATTTATAAAAAAAATTTATAAATTTTATCATTTTTTAGTTATTTAGTTATTTAGTTATTTAGTTTAGGAGGCAGTAGTCTTTTTCTTGACAATCTTCTTCTTCTTTGGGGTATCTTCAGTTGCTACTACTTTCACTTCTTCGGATTCTACTACAGGGACTACCACATCATCGTCATCGTCGTCAGAGTCTTCCACTACCGTATCAACACGAGTATTATGAGTCACACTCTCCTCGTCTGCATCTGCCTCTGCCTCTGCCTTTACTGCTAAACTGATAAGGGTCTCTTTATCCTTTGATGAAAGGTTAATATGACACTTACCAGCGAGAGTAGCGGGCGGCTTTACTACTGCCTGAAACAGTCGCCAAGTAACACCAAACTTGGAACCAGCAACCCAAATACCACCGCAGGAAATAATTGTGGCCACATGGGAACCCTTGGTTACAAAGTCAATGGGCTGAATGCCATCATCATTTGGGAACAATTGAACCTGTTCCTCGTTATAAAGCTCAATATTCTTAAATTCGCCTTCCCACCGAGGAATCTTAATCTTGAGGGTGGGGGAACGCGAATAATCGGTTTCGCCTGTCACCCTGTCCTTGGGATACCTCAGCATCGGCGTCCAAAGGGCTTCAATAGCATCCATACTCTTAATAGGCTTACCAAGCCAGTCCTTACTATTTTCAAGAGCCTTCTCCTTTACCGACTTCTCAAACATTTGCATATTCTTTAGAAATGCAGCTGCCTCAGGAGTAATATATTCTGCTTGTGGAAATTGCAGAGCCATATCAAACGATTCATTGGCAGTGGCTTCATCCACGAACTTATTAATACCCCAAGTAAGCATTAGGGGAGTGCTGATATAAGTAACTTTTGAGGACTTACTATGCTTGTTATTAACGCCAATTGTCTTGCGACCATTCGCAAGAGACTTTACCGCAGCAAAGTTAATGTCCGCTTCAACGTTGAAATCTGCTCCAGAGATAATGTTCGCCATATTGCTTATTTTAATAATACTAATATTATATTGTTATGTTTAAATCAATTTTTTTTTATTAACAACTTTTATTTTTATTTTTTTATTTATTTATTTTTGTTCCGGTTACTTATATCCATTTAATATATGGATAATGTTTATAAAAAATAATGTTTTAAAATTATTTTTTATAAACATTATTTTTTTATTCATTATAATTATTATAATTATTATAATTATTATACCGGATTATTATTTAACTAATGGCGGGGCGTTGTTTGTGTAAATGATTTGCTATGTGCTTCTGTATATTAAAGTATGTGAGAACTACGTTCTGGTCAATCTCCAGAAGTCTTATCAGTGCGGTGTCAGGGTGGATAATGCGAGGGTTCTCTTTGTCCATTAGTTCATTAATCTTAATGTATTTGTTAATCTTGCGGGTGACATCAATCTGAGACATCTCGGTGCCAGGCTCCTTACCGAAGAAGTTCGCCATATCATCCCCAATAGATATAAGGGGGTGGTGGAAGGTTTTATACCTCCATTCCGGATCAAAATAATCTATCTGACTAACAACATCTTCATGGGTGTTTTTCACTGTTTCAATTGCAATTTTCATGTGTCTATTTTCTTGTTCTAATTTATCTATTTTTAAACTCATATCTTCCATTTGTTCGTTCAATTTTACAAGAGAATCAATCATGCTTATAATTGTAGATATTATGCTTTATTATTATATATAATTTGTAAAATACTTTCAATTTTTTTATTGTTTCAACGTGGTTATACCGTATCTTAATAATTTGTAAATTTCAATTTTTAATATAAATTAAAATTTGAAATTGGAATTGAAATTGGAATATTTTTCACATTTTTCACATTTTTCAAAATTATTTATTTAAGCACCTGTCGTGGTAGCTGTTACTGGTTGCTTGGGGAAATGGGGAGACATGTACTTCTGGAGATTGAAGTATGTAAGAACAACCGATGGATCGGCGTCACCAAGTTTGAGAAGCGCCATTAGAGGGGCATCAGCCTTGATAATGCGACCATTATCCTTGTCCTGTAGCTCCTTACCGCGAATGTATTTATTAATCTCGCGAGTCACATCGGTGCGGGCCATCTCGGTGCCAGGCTCTTTGCCGAGGAAGGTCGCTAGCTCGTCACTTATGGGCGATGGCTTTACGAAACCACTGGGGGCGCGAGTACCTTTGCGCTTCTTCTTGTTCTGAATTTTCTCAACCATCTTTACCTGTTTGGCGACCTTGCGCTCTAACTGCTTTAGTTCGGCCTTAAGCGACCCGAACTGTGAAACCATTGCACCGAACTTAGCAATGAAGTCGGTGAAACCATCGGCAATAGATGTATCGACCGATGTCTCTGTAACGATAATATTATCCGGGTCCACTACTGGAGGAATAACAACGGACACGGCTTCCTTCTTGTTACGAGGCTTGTTTTCCTTCTTTTGTGCAGCAGGAGGCACGTCTACGGCAGGAGAAACTTTAGCTTTGGTCTTTTTGGGATCAGTAGTAACATTGGGACTAGCAATTGCGGTTTCAACAACTTTCTTCTGTGTGGATTTGGATGGCATATTATTTTATAATTATATATAGTTCTTTCTTTTTAAGTTCTTTTATGGTTAAATTATATTGATTAATTTATATAAATTTTTTTAATCCCTTGTTTGCTAATATATTTTTATAAAAATTGTTTATATGAGTTTTTTATAAATTTATTATTATGAACGAATTTAATAATTAACAGATTCATATAACCAGGGCAGTGTTTCTGCAGCAGATGGATTAACCAATGTTAAACATGCTAGAACATAATAACACCCTAAAGTTTTGGAATTGTCATCGATACCCTTATTTACAAATTCTTCCATAATTGTAACTAAAAGTCTTTTAATTAACAAAAAACTAAAATTATGTATGTGGTGTATATCAACCGATATGAATGGATTCCCAAACGGGGGAGATATTTCCCTTTTTGTTTCCGGGGTTAAACTTGCTCTAAAATGCCAAATATCGTGTAATTCTCTCGCAAATTTAATTAATTTGCACCTATTTAAACTGGTAAACCAAGTCATATCTGTATAATTTCCTAAACTATCCATGTTTAGGAACAAATTTAGAATTCTCCTATCTAATCTTTTTGTCTCGTCCATCTCTTCTAACGTCTGGTAGTCTATATTTATTTCGAACCCAAGCAATCTGCTATACTTTATAAAATTCATCATATTAGTATAAACTGTATTATCTATTATTTTAGTTGAAAATGGATTGGATGGCTGCGTTTTATTTTTCATATAGAGATTGTAAATTGATAATATATCAAATACATAAATGAATTTATCATCATCTTCAAAACTAAAAAATTGAGTGTATGGTATGCTTGATATATCATCTAATGTAACAAAATCACAATCATTAGTACATCTTGCTCTGTTATAGAACCCTGGACCATGTAAAGCAATATAATTTTTAACTATTATTTTTCTGGTTATTTTTTGAATTTTTGTGCTGAAATAAGCATACTTCATGTGATTAAATGCTCTCTGTTTTATTTCATCTTTTTTACCTGTTGATTTTATTTTGTATTCTTTACATATTTTTTTTAGCTGGTATAGGGTGTAATTTATATCATTAAGTTTTAAATAATCATATAAGGGCGGGACCGTAAATTCGGTATCGCTTATCTTTATATTAACTTTTTTTTTTGGTAATTCTTTATTTAAAAAATAGTTTATCGGAGTTTGTTTTTTTTTTTCTGTTATTGCAGTATATAATTCATTATCCATATTCATGGCGTGAGCTTCAAATGGTTCTTCAATCATATTCATATATATATATATATATATGGATAAATAAGTCTATATATTCATATATAATATATTCTTTATCTGATTTATATATCTAACATGTAGTATTTTATTAATATTTTTAATAATAATCAAACATTGACATGTATAGATTGCTTATCAAATATTTAGTTTCTCTGCTTTTTTTTGTGATTTCAAAAATACAACGTGTTTTTATATAACTTTTAAATTAGATATTAATGATTTGCTATTTTAAAATATAGTTTAAATGATCGAAGAAATGGCGTATATTAACGAGAGAATTTTTGAAATATATTATCTTTCCATTTTGAATTCGTTATTTCGGTTTCAATAAACCATTATAGTTGTATAGTAAAAACAATTTCAAAATATAATAACTTATAATATGGGTGTTATCTCTGTAATCAATCTTTTTATCACTTGATAATATCCAAATACAAAATATTGTTATAATCTAATATTTTGCTCCTTTGTAAAAGGGAGCGAGCGATTTCAAATTCCATAAATATTTTAATACATAAAATGTAAAATATTTATTGAATCCAAGACAATGAAATGATTACTGGTTAAACTCCTTGATTTTTTTCTGTTTTTCTTTTAAAATTTCTAGTTCTTTTGATTTTTGTTCTATTTGTAAACTCACCAAATCATTATTACCCATACCCATTTTAAGTAGTCCATCGTCAAATGTAAACACCATTCCATTGTTTCCAATATTGGCTAATTTGGGCAAAATAGATTGTAATTTTGTTTGGAATGCTTCTGTAGAAACACCATCAAACTCATCGATGGCATCATCGACATTTTCTAATATATTTTTAAACAAACCAAAATGGCCTTTAAATACGGTGTTAAGAGCGTTTCTAACTTGATAACTTTCAATTAACATTTGCTGTTCTGGGTTTTTGCCAAGAATTTCTTTTGTAAATCGGAAGTCTAACTGGCTGGCTATCTTGAACTGTCTATCTGGAAGGCTACTTGACCCCATAGCATTCTCTAACGACTGGATATTTCTATAAGTTTTGAATATATACTCTCGTATTGCTTTATTTTTTGAATTAAAAAATGAATCGCTCGAAAACATATTTGCCTTTTTCATTCTTGATTCTATTGCGCCCGTTTCATTTAATCTGGACCTACTATTATAATCTAGATTGTTAGTGGATAAATTTCTACTATCATCATTAAATGCAACGCCCAATTTTATTTCAAATGTAATTGCTAGTGCTCTTGCAATTGATATATATATACTGGAATTATTAACTATATTTGAGTAATTTTTTTTAAACATTGTCATGAGGTCTTGAACATAATCATTGAAAAATTTTATGGTTTCGGTCTCTCTAATTTTTAATACTTTGGAAAATACATGATAAAAAGAATAAGTAGAATAATATAAGAATTCTATAAAGGAATGTTTATCGTGTTTCTCAATTTTCCTGCTTCTAAGAGATTGTAAGTATTTATCCTTTGAACCCTTTATGTTTTTCCCACTCGATCTCATTGTTGGTGTGAACATCTTACCCCCTGACTGTTGTACATTGCTGTCAATGAGATTCAACATATTTTGATCTTCATCGACTACTTCATCTGTGTTAACTATTAAATATGATGTTTTAAACTCTTTTATTTTTGTCGCAATGTTCTCAACGAATCTTTCTTCTTTCATCCATATTATTACAGCGTTGGCAAATGATGCTTCGATACTACTCAATGTGTTTTTATCAACCTTAAGCGTAGATTTTTTTTTATCTGTGTTGTTAACTATCATATAATCTAATATATTTTCAGCCATCATCGTCTTAATTGTTTGTTGTATGTTACCCCCACCCACTGAAGTATTTTCGCCTTTCTCTAAATTTAATACAGGTATATTTGGTATTACTATCAAAGTTTTAGACCTATCGTCTGCCGGGTCCGATGGTCCTGGCGGGTCCGATGGTCCTGGCGGCGGCGGCGGCGGCGGTGGCGGGTCCGATGGTCCTGGCGGCTTCGGTTGCGGGTCCGATGGTCCTGGTGGCGGCTGTATAGTTTGTTTTACTTTTTCTTGGAATCGTGAGTGCTTTTTTAATCCGTATTTCATAATTTCTATTATTTGTCCAGGCGTATTACGTGTCCATGTTTCGGAATCTAATTTAAGCCGAAGAAAAGCAGTAGAGGTTCCGTTATCTAAAGATTTACTTGTAAAATAAAGGTATTCATTTGAAGTAAGATAATCATAAAAACAAATAAAATCTTTTCCAAGATTTTGTTCCTCGTTAGTATTTTGAATTAGCTCATCACTAAAAAGTATAGGAAACATTAATCTTTCTGTTGGGAAAAAACCGGTCATGCTACTTTCCATGCTAATAAATATATCGGCTAACCTTGCAAAAATACCATAATCTATAAAAAATTTTCGTACACCATTCTTATGTTCTTCGTAATGCTCCAGCGGAGGGTATTGAGTCGCTGCTAATCCCTTTCCTTTAGATCTATCATTTATTTCATCTAAAGTAGTCAACATCTGCATTTTGATAAAATTTTTAATTTTGGCCTTTAGTTTATTTTTTTGCGCAACATTATATGTAGTGACTGCTACTGCCATAGTAGCAGTGACAATTGTGACAAGCGGACCAGCAATACCACCCATACCCAGAAGAGCACCACCAGCAATCCAACTACCAGCTGTTATCGCTGCTTCCCCAAGAGAAGCGGTTAGCAATGTGGTGGCCGGTATTATTGCTACCAATGGGGTAACGCCCACCGCAATAGCACTAGCACCCAATGCGGATGCTTCAGGGCTTTCAATAAACATATTGCTTATCTTACCACTTTCATCTTTCTCTTCTAGTCGTTCCCTGGCTTCTTTTGGCGGTTGGTCGGCTAGCTTACCACCTTTACTACTCAGTGTTATTTTTTGTGTATTATTCAATTTTATATTAGATAAATTTCTTCTCGTCTTTACCATCTATTTATATATAAGTATCTTATTATATTAAATTAAAATTATTAAATTAAAATCATTAAATTAAAATTATTAAATTATTAAATTAAAATTATTAAATTAAAATTATTAAATTAAAATTATTTATCAAAATTATTAAATTAAAATTAATATTTTTGATAAATGTAAAAACTTCACTTTTTCGCTAATTCTTCTCGCAGCATCATTAATTCGGTCGCCACATATGGGCCATGTGATGGTTTATAAATCATAATTTTTGATTTTCCAGTCAGTAGTAAAATATTTTTATAGGTAGTGTTATTTGTAAATTTGGCCTTTAATGCCCGAACTAAAAATGCAGGGTTAGATTTAATATATTCGGCGTCGGATATAATACTTGATTTAAATTCTTTGATTTTTTTATCGTAAAATGTTTTAGCGAGAGAAACAGTATATGTTTCATCATTACCTTGTGTAAATTTAACAAACACCTCGGGCACATTAGAAAACCTTGTCGCATATAAATAATGTTGCACGCTGGGCCATATTTTCGCATCAATATCTAATTTATCCTCGTCTTTATTGGTTAATATCCAAGCATTATCTAATTTTTTGCGCCAATCAGGTATATCTTTTAATTTCAGAACACCAAGATTGGTTTTATGTTCTATTGCAATTGATTCGCCCGTTCCCTCTCCCAATTTTTTATGTTGAGATTTGGAATAAATTTGTATCACCGAAGTATCATCATATAAGGTGGATTTGGTTTCATTAATTAAAGAAGCCAATTTTTGTGGTCCAATTGGTAAATTGATGCTGGTGGCGAAATCTTTAAAATCCTGAATATAAGAAAATGAACCAGCATTATTTTCTTTCATGCATGCATTTACAACTTCCTCCTTTACTTTATATGGCAACACAGGGAAAGTAAATGCACCGATTCCGATATTTTTATCATACATGATTAATTTATAATGAATACCATCTCTATGGTTTGCTATAATATAATAATCAGGGTGAAAAATACCTAGTCTCTGTATTTTTTTATCGGCATCACCACACTTGACTACTTTATTGTGTATTTGAACCACTTCTGAATGTTTTGTATCATTTTCCTCAAAATTATTTTCTGATAAAATAATAAATTTAACATTATACAATCTCTCTAATGTGGTAACGGCAAAATCATCCGCCCAGTATTTACTGGTTTTAATAACATCTCTCATGTTTTCTATGGTCGTAATATTTTCCATAAATGCGAAGTGCTGACGTAATTCTTTTTGTTCTTCGGTGATTTTGGCACCACCAACCATGATATCTAAATTTTCTTGGGCTTCTTTCAACATAATTGATTTTTCATTTATGTTGTTGGTACCACCAATCATTGTTTTCAGGTTTCGATGACGAGATTTTAATTGCTTCATTGATTCCTGTGTATTTTTTTGACCACCAGATATAGTGTTATACATTGTGAAATAGGCCATGAATTGCTCTTCTTCCAGATTTTCAGCCAATTTAGCCCTTATATTATTAACACTAAGATGTTTATATTTATCCAGACCGGTAGATTTTAAAGCATCTCTTAATGTTGCAAAAAAACAATCACCCCCACCCTCATTATCTTGGAAGAAATATTTATGACTTTTAAAAAATTTATTAATCCATTCATCCGATGGGGTAGATTTATAACTATTAATTTCAATATCACTCTCTTTTTTTGTTTGTTCTTTCAATACCATCGGTTCCCCGATGGTTGGTTTTTCAAATATGGCGTCAACATCATCATTATCGCTTTCATCATTATCGCTTTCATCATTATCGCTTTCATCATTATCGCTCTCATTATGACTTGATTGGTTGGACTGTTCAAATGCAATATCATCATCGCTAATATACTTGGTCGTGATATATGATTTCGCGTAAGTAAATAATAGAGGTTTATCCAATTTGTCTATATTAATATTTTCGGTATTATCTAATAATTTAAGATAAGAATCGTTTTTGGTTTCATACACGCCTATTTTAGCAGATACACTAACATTCTCAACCAGATATATATTATAATAGACGATATTGTTGCTATTACTATATTCAAAGTTGGGATTACCTAAAACAAATTTTACTCTTTTGTTATATAATTTTGCTTTGTATACATAATTTTCACTGCCCTCATCATTTTTAGCTAGACTATTTGTTTCAAGATAATTAATATTTGCATCTATTTTTGATAGAACCATATATAAGTTATCAAAATAAGAAAATTTTATATAATTAAATAATTAAATATTTAATTAATTTTGATAAACACAATAATAATCATTGACAATACCTTATTTCTTTTTCAACCATATCCTTGTGTTTAAAAATAATTTTATTACTTATACCAGGAAACGAATTACTTTTTAACCCTGAAATATACTCTATATTTTTTACTAATTCTTTTTCTTTTCCACGAAGTGATATATTAGAAACTACAAAAAAGATGAATTGTGAGACTAATTCATTATATTCTTTTTTGGATTCTAATTTAATATTAATCATTAACTCTTTCTGTAAATTTGCAATAGCATCTAAGGCGTGAATTTCAGGAATTAAATTAATTTTTATACAAAAAATATAAAATCCACATAAACATTTATTTCTATCATTATGTTTATTGTTTTTACTTATCTCCTCGTAATCACGCGATACGGGAAGCTCAAGATATCTGTAGATATTATAAAAAATTTCCAAATTATCATTCAATAGGTGAGAAAATTTAGGGTCTATGGTAATCAAATCGTTTAATAAATCAGAATATAGATTGTTGAACAATATATTGTTATATACAAGCGAATCGAATATATACAAATTAATTCTATTTAGCTCATCATTATTAACATCGTTATAAATTGATTTATAGTAGCATAAAAATTCATTTTTAAGTTTTTGATATGTTTGTTCTGTAATTTTATTTAGAATTTTTCTAATATTAGTAATAATCATATCATAGTCCGATTTGCTATTAATATAACACATCCTACTAATTCTATAACTTAGAACAGGCAATTTATCAATATCATCTTTATTAATATCATCTTTATTAACCCGAACTTTATTAACATCATCTTTATCAAGAGCATCTTTATCAACAGCATCTTTATCAACAGCATCTTTATCAAGAGAATCTTTATCAACAGAATCTTTATTAACCTGAACTTTATTAACCTGAACTTTATTAACTTCGTCTTTATTAACATCACCCTTACCAATAAATGTTTTGTCAGTTACATTTAGATGTTTGTTAAATGTGGGCTGCCTCCTATTATTTTTAAAATGCCTCGCGTTTTTGGTATTTTTATTATAAGAATTATTATTTTTAAAAACTGGACCGCTATTATTGAGTGGTTTCTTAATATCGATCAAAATATTATTCAAATAATTTTCAACATCATTATTTAAATTTTTATCTGAAATATTTTTAGATAATTCCATTATAAAATTTATGTCATATGTTAATGGAAACATATTATATTAATATATGACAAATTCTTATATTGTATTTATTATCTATTTCAAGATAAATACAATATATAAATTAATTATGTAATTCGTTTGCTATATTTAAAAATTATATATTATAATATAATGGAAAAAATATTACAATTATTAATTACCGAAGAAAATACAACAACAAAACAAACCAATTTAATAGAACAACAGTTTAAATTACCAATAGAAACGATAAATGAAAAAATTGAGATACTTGGTAATATGCAAACAGATCTAGAATTATCAGAATTTAAAAACACTTCAGATATTTCAGATATTTCAGATATTTCAAATATTTCAACTATTTCAGATATATCTAATAATAGTTATAAACGGAATTTATATAATTCAGTTTTTGAACCTACAAATCAAATCGAACAGTGTATAGCCAATAAATGGGGGAATTATTATACCAATGATAAAGGTTTTTTGAAGGAAACGCAAAATTTATTAAAAAATTATAAAAATACCGTGTCTTTTGAAAATAATACTGAATTATGTGAGAATTGCTATAATTCTTGCCAAGACATAACAAGCGACAATGGATTTATGGAGAAATATCAATATATTGATTTACCATACCTTAAGAAATATAATAACGATGAAATTTGCATGCAAATGTTATCGATATTTAATCTGGCCAACCCAGTTTTAAGTTTATTGGCGCCGGTTATATTATTATTACTACCTTTTTTTATTATAAAATTACAGGGACACAAGATAACATTGAACTCATATTTCGAACATCTCAAGCAAGTATTTAGCAACCATATATTAGGACAATTCTTTAATGGTTTTTATGAAGCGCCAGTATCAACTAAAGTATATCTATTGATTAGTATTGTTTTTTATGTGTTTCAAATGTATAATAACGTAATTAGCTGTGGTAATTTCTATAAAAACGTAAAATATATACATGAAAAAATATTTAACATAAGAGATTATATAACTAATTCTATCAATAATTTCAAAAATTTATTGAAATATACATCTAATCTAATAACATATGAAAAATTTAATACACAATTAAATGATAATTTAGTTATTTTAAATAATTATTTATCGATGTTGAAAAAAATTAATATCTATCAAATAAGCGTGAAGAAAATATTTGAATTGGGACATCTAATGAAATGTTTTTACAAATTACATAACGACCAAGGTATAATTGATTCTTTATATTTTTCATTTGGATGTAATGGTTATATTCAAAATATATTAAACATACAAAAACAGATTAAAAACGATACTATTCACTTTTGTACCTATATTGATAACGATAAAATAACAACTTTTAAAAACTCATATTATGGTCAATTATTAACCCAACCAATTAATAATATTGTAAAAAATACATACAAATTAAACAATAATTTAATTTTAACCGGACCAAATGCAGGTGGTAAAACAACATTACTAAAATCATCTTTATTTAATATTTTACTGTGCCAGCAATTAGGCGTTGGTTTCTTTGATGCAGCAGATGTTAAAATATACGATTTTATACATTGTTATATTAATATACCAGATACATCCAATCGCGATAGTTTATTCCAAGCCGAGGCAAGACGATGTAAGGAAATTATAACTATAATAGAAAATAATAATGATAAGAATCATTTCTGTGTATTTGACGAACTATATAGTGGTACTAACCCAGACGAAGCAATTTCAAGCGCATCCGCATTGTTAAATCACATTAATAAAAAAAATAATGTAAATTACATTTTAACAACTCATTATCATAAATTATGTAAAAAACTTGATAAAAGTGTAGCAAAAAACCATCATATGGAAATAGAGAAAGACGAAGACACAGGAGACTTTAAATGCACTTATAAAATTAAAAAGGGAGTCAGTAGGGTTAAGGGGGGATTGAAAGTATTAAAAGATTTAGAATATCCCGAAGAAATTATCAAAAATATAGAAGATATTGCTTAGTCGGTATCAGTATATAATAAACTAGAAATACCAATTAGAATAAGTAATATAGAAACACTTTGCTTGCCCGATAAATAATGATTGAAACTGACAGCAGAAATTAAAGACAATAACAGAATTAATACACCAGAATGTATTGTTCTTGGTATACCTGGATTGCTTAAATATTTACAAGCGTCCCAGTAAAATAAACTTCCGGCAAAAGTAAAAATAGACATTAAAACTATAATTATTATTGTAGTATAAGGAATCGATTCTTTATGATATTTTTTACCGAAATAATAAGGCATAGCAACCATTCCACAAATAATAAACCAAACAGCTACAAATAAATCTGGTTTTAGATTTGAACAATTAGAGAATTTATAAAGCAATTCGATAATTACAAAAAACAATGCACTGAAACCGGCTAAATATGTGTATTTCATACTATAGTAATAAAATATAATAATTATATTCGTTAAACATTGTTAAAAAAAATGTAATTAAAATTTAATGATTTCGTTATTAAATTTTATAGATACAGGATTTATAATTACTTTAGGACTGTTATTATTAATATCTGGAGCAGTAATGTTATACTGTTATAGACGATTAAATATGCTCGAGAACAGTATTATCGACCATGGTAAAATTTTACAGAATTTTATTATGAATTATAACAACCAAGTTTTTACCGGACGGCAAAATCAAGATAGTGATTTAAATAATTCGAAAGTGCGATATGGTTCCATGAATGAAACTAATAAAGATAATCATGTGGAAAAAATAAGAGTATCGGACGACGAACAGAGCGATGGATATACCGAGAGTGAGAATGATAGCGACACAGACAGCAACAGTGATGGCGGGGAGAATGACCACGATAATGATACTTCTTACCCAACAACAAATACTATCGTTGAACTTGAATCCGAAATTATAAGTGACGACGTGAAAACTAAAAATTTAAATATTAACGAAAATTTATTTAATGGTATTAAAATTCTCAAGGACACGTCCATGGCCGATATTAATATCCCAATTACGAATAATTTACAAGTGGATTCGGTACAATTGGATTTACGGCATTTAGTTGGCAAATTACCTCTTCATTTGGACGCACCTCAAAGTGAAACAGGTGAAAAAAAAAAATATATAAGGCAAAAAGTTGACGAGTTAAGAAGTTTAGTAGTTACTAAAAATTTAACAGATAATGAAAGCGCCCAACAAATGAAAAAAAATGAACTATTGAAACTATTAGAATAAATTCTAAATATAAAAAATATTTTCAAAATATATAAAATGAGTTGGGGCACTTCTTATAATGGTTCGGATAACATACATTTTAATTTCCCTCCTATTATGGATGATGGTAGAAATTTTTCTAATTATGAATCCGGTGCTGGTTTAGACAATAAATTAAAAGAGACTGCTAATATCAGAAACAATAGTGATTATAGAAAATATCTACAAATCAATGCAGATTCTATAATTAAAAACAATCAATTAACTGCATGCAATGAGTGTTGTGCCACTCCGTTTTATTCTAATAAGACTAACAATATGACTACTACCAAGCCGTATATCTTTGATTCTATTTTATCTGATAATCAACCTTATGGGTATGAATCAAGTGATTTAAAAAATATTTTTATTTCAAGGCAAATGCTTAACGCGCAACTACATGCTCCCAGATTTAAAATACCTACCAATGAAATAAAGTGATATTTATTTTTAATATTAAAAATAAATATTATCTCCCGTTATATTATAAACTATTAATATGTCGGTAATAGATGGATTAATGTCTCCGTTGGGTAAGGAACACTGTGGGGTGTATTACACATTTGCCCTAATTGCTCTATTTTTTGCGGTAATTGGGGTATTCGGTGGTATTATTCAGTGCTTTGACAAGAAAACCAGACCTACTGGTATATATTTAATCTTAAATTCTCTTACTATGTTCTTCACATACTACCTATACAGAATTATGTATTCAATGTGTGACAAAATATTGTAAACAAGATAATAATATAATAATAATAAATAAACATTAATTATTTATTATTATACATGAAATTATTAAGTATTGATATTGGTATTAAAAATCTTGCATTTGCTATTTTAGAACAAAATGAAGACACCGAACAATTTACGATACGTAAATGGGATATTATTAATTTATGTCAGCAAATACCTGCCTGTTCTTTTTGTAACAAACCCGCAAAATATTCAAAAAACGGTGATTATTTTTGTAAAATTCATACACGAGACAATAAATATAAATTGCCCACTATAGAAACCGTGGGACTATCCAAGAAAAGTTTAAAAAATGTAATTTCCATAGCAGAAGACTATAATATTGAATTTAAAAAAAAAATAACCAAACCGGAATTGGTTGAATTAATCCAAGAACATATTAAAAATACTTGTTTTAATACTATACAGAATATAAGTGCGAATGATATATCATTAATAGATTTAGGCATTAATTTAAAAACAGAATTAAACAAACTATCTACCACAATACACCTTGGTAGTATTGATATGATATTATTAGAAAATCAAATTAGTCCAATCGCCAATAGAATGAAAACACTACAGGGTATGGTTACCCAATATTTTATTGACCATGGTAATCATAATATCAAATTTATGTCCGCCACGAATAAATTAAAACCTTTTTCTGATAAAAAAACAGAATATAAAGAGAGAAAACAATTAAGTATTCAATACACACAAGAATTACTGACCAGAAAGAATATGCTAAAAGATATGGACTATTTTAACAAAAACAACAAAAAAGATGATTTAGCAGATTGTCTATTACAAGGTATTTATTTTTTAACAACTTTTAATAAACTTGATATTTTTAGCGAAATTATAGTATAACCATAATATAAATATGAGTGGACAACCAGAATGTCAACCCGGCACTTTTACTATAACTAATTCCAATGATTTACAAAATATATCAGGCAAGAATATTTCAACCAGATTTAAGAATTTATCAGAACAAATAACAAAAGAATACGAAAGCAGAATATCAAATAAAAAATTTATTGATGACCCGACTGAAAACGCAGAACTAATAAAGAAAATAGAAAAGCTCACCCATTCGCTAACAACTAAAATAAATAATGAGGCAACAACGTCGTCACAAATAGTAATGGAGCCATATTTAACATTGATTTTTGAATTAATTGTTCCTGAAAATAAACCCATTAATGAAGATAAAATTTACAGATTAATTAAAACAGTAGATGCTTTATTAAATACTAAAGATGAAGGCAAAGAGGGGAAGGCGACGGCGGCGACGAAGGCAGCGGTGGACTCGGCGATGGCGGAGGCAGCGGAGACGGCGGCGGCGAAGCTGGAGGAGGTGAAGGCGGAGGCAGCGGAGACGGCGGAGGCGAAGCTGGAGGAGGTGAAGGCGGAGGCAGCGGACCAGAAAGGGCCGGTGCTGGAGGAGGTGAAGGCGGAGGCGATGGCGAAGGCAGCGGAGACGGCGGCGGCGAAGCTGGAGGAGGCGATGGCGAAGGCAGCGGAGGCAGCGACGGCGGCGGCGACGGGGGCGGCGGAGGCGGCGGACCAGAAAGGGCCGGTGAAGGCGGAGGTGGCGAAAATAGAGGCGAAAATAGAGGCGAGGGAGGCAGCGAAGGCGACCAAGAGGAAGCGGCCGGGCGTGGCGGCGGGGCCAAGGACGGGGAGGACGAGGAGAAAGACAAGCGGCGGGAGCGGCGCAAGGCCGAGCGGAGGCGGCGGGAGGACTGTGAGGATGAACCCGGACCTGATCCGATCCGACGCGTTTATTAAGAACCCGGTCCTGACCCGATCCGACGCGTTTATTAAGAACCCGGTCCTGACCCGATCCGACGCGTTTATTAAGAACCCGG